CTGTTATTCCACTATAACCTGAAATTCCTGAATCTCCACTTATACCTGATATTCCTGAGTAACCAGAAATTCCTGAATCTCCGCTTATTCCTGAATCTCCAGATATTCCACTATAACCTGAAATTCCAGAATAACCACTATATCCTGATATTCCTAATCCACTATAACCAGAGATTCCACTATATCCAGAAACTCCCAATTCTCCACCCGCAGACCATGCGGAAGATCTAGCTGCTATTTTACTTGATGCTGCAGCAGCCTTAACCATAGCATTAGAAGCAGCATCACTTGCACTTTCAGCATTTACAATAGCATTAGAAGCAGCATCACTTGCAGCAGCTATATCAGAAGGATTAAAGGTGGCACTAAGAAATCCAGGCATTAGTTCTCCTTACTATCTATCTTTAAAATCTTAAAACTTCCATCTTTATTAATAGTATTTTTTATTGTACTTCTTAATTCTCTTACTTTAATACGCCAATCTCCTTCATATCCATAAGATACATTAGTAACAACTGTAAATGTAATTTGTTTTGTTTCCATTTATATTACTCCTATTTTTTAGCAAGAAGTTCATTATAAAGTTCTATATATGTCTTAACATGTTTTTCTCTATCAAAGTTTTCTTTAGCATATTTAATTGTATCTTCTTTTAATGTACTTTTTGGAGCTTTTAAATCATTCCAACATTGTATAATTTGATCAGCAATAGAATGAAGATCGAAAGGTTTAGCATGATATTTTGTATATTCTCCATTATAACTAACAACAGGAATACCATAAGACATCATTTCCATTGTTACTCGACTAGCAATTCCAGAATAATTATTATTAAATCCAATATCTGCCCCTGCTTGAAATGGTTTTAAATTATTATTTGCAAGCTGTATATTTTCACAAGCTGTTTCTAATGCTCTTTTATGACTTCTAACAAACATATTTCTCCACATTCCAATTGGTTCTAATAACAAAGAAAATATATTTAATCTTGCTTCTGGTATCTTTTCAATTATATATGGCATCGACCATATAATATGCATTGGAAGTTTTTCTACTCTTGGAGTATCACAAGAAATTATTGCTGGGTGATTATCATATTTCCAAGGAACAACATCTTGTAATTCTTCAAGATCAATACTATTAGGAATATATCTACATCTTCCAACTTTTTCATCATATAACTTCATAATATCATATTCATGAGTATTAAGACAAACTGTTGCATCCATAGTCCATAATAAATTAATATGTAAATTAAAAGAATCACTAACCTTTTCCCATTCCTTAAATACCATATGTTCAGTAGGACCATGTAAAACAGCTACGGTTACTTTCTTTGTTTGTATTTTTTTCATTTCTACATCATCAGGAAAACTAGAATGTAAAACCCATACATCTGCTTTCTTTGCTTCTTCCCATGTAATAGGTTTGAAGCCTTTATCATCTCTTTCAGAAGTAGGTGTAGCTTCGTATGAAATAGCAAGTTCTGACCTTTCTCCAGCACGAGTTTCATATTTACATTGATTCTTTACGGATTCATACATTCCACTAATTCTTGGACCCCAATTGCTCCAATGAACAATAAACATTCAATTTTCTCCTTTCTTTTATTAAATAAAGGGAACAGGTGAAAAAACCCGTTCCCTTTACTCAATTATTCCTTACGCTTTTGCTAAAGAACTGTAACGTACTTTGATGTCTCCTGCAGAAGTAATAATAACATTCTTTACAGCTCTGGAACCAACACCAGGATCTGTAAAGACTGCACTTGACAATCTTGCTTTAGCTGCTAAACCTGCTGAAGCCCCTGCATTATTTGCAGACGCTTTACTACCAGCATCAGATGCAGCAAGAACTGCCTGAGATGCTGATCCCACTGCTGCTACTGCTTTACTACCAGCAACAGTTGCTTTACTACCAGCATCAGAAGCAGCAAGAACTGCCTGAGATGCTGCTGCAACTGCAACAACCGCTTTACTATCAGCAACAACCGCTTTACTACCAGCATCACTTACTGCTAATGTAGCCTGAGAAGCTGCTGCCTTAGCAACACCCGCTTTACTACCAGCATCAGATGCAGTTAGAACTGCCTGAGAAGCTGCTGCCCTTGCAGTTTCGATATTAGCAGGATCAAAAGTCATACTTAGATATCCAGCCATAGTTTTAGTCTCCTTTTTTTAGAGTCGATCACCTAAAGTCTATTCTTCGTTTCGACAGACTGCTACCATAGGATTTTCATAACTTGAAACCAGCGGTTCCATTTTGTAGGTTCTTAAATTAACACTTGCAAAAGCTGTCTTAAGCAAACCTTCAAATTCTTTTGGGCCATACTCTCTTATATGAGTATCTGCCTTTCTATATCTACTTAGTCTATTTGGAGTGGAAATAATTGCAGTCCCATTCCAATTTAACATCTTTTTTACATTTAATAAAGCTTGTTTATCATGTTTAATATGTTCAATTACATCAATCATAACTATAAAATCATATGGACCATCATCAATACCTTTTTGTATATCTCCAAATTTGAATTGTAGCTTTGGAATAGGAAAAACTTTCTCAGCAAAATTTAATCCACACTCATCCATTTCATATGCAGTAACATTATGAGCATTTACTGTAAGAAGATGAGTTCCAAAACCTGTACCAAAACCTATATCTGCCACATTACCTCTTACTATTTTTGATACTTGCTCATAAATATCAAATTGTGGACTTAAAACATAACGTAGTCTATTCCAAAGTTCCATAGAAATTCACTCCTTATTATTTATTCTAGAAATATAACGTAGTCTATTCCAAAGTTCCATAGAAATTCACTCCTTATTATTTATTTGTTCTAGAAATATTTTGATTTTATGATGGAATATCATCGTATGTTATTACAACTTTTAAATCAGAATCCAATCTAATATTTGTAATTCTATATCCACTTGTTCCAGGAGGAGAAATACTTGTTATTAAATTTGAAGTATCTGCTGAATATCCACTATAACCTGAAACACCATCAAGTCCAGAATAACCTGAAATACCATCAAGACCGCTATATCCAGAAACACCATCATAACCACCAAATCCAGAGTACCCACTTATTCCTAATCCACTATATCCAGAGTACCCACTTATTCCTAATCCAGAATATCCACTATATCCTGAAGTTCCTGTAGATGATCCTAAACCTATTGTACCTACATAAATATAACAACTTAATTTTGGAGGCATATTTGGAGGAACAGTTCCATAAAAGCTTAAAACACCAGATTCAGTATCTAAAATCCAGTCTCCTTGCCCAAAAGGAATTGTAGCTCCAGTACTATCTTTCAAAAGATAATTAAAAGAACCATCACCATAATTAAATGGAATAGTATTAATTATATCAGGATGATAAAAGGCATTTGTTGTTCCTGGTACTGCTATAAGAACTTTATCAACCCATCGTTTTACTACTCCACTAATTTCTCCATCATTTAAAACAGGAGCAGTAGTGGGAATAGCATCTACCCATATTTGATTGGATAGTACCGATGGTAGACCTTTTTTTGGCTCTTCAAAAAAGTCACGAAGAGTAGTAGTTTCACCCACTCCCATAGCTTTCTTAAAAAGCTTTGATGATTTTTGGTCTGTTGTTAATGCCATGTATAATTACCCACCCTTACGAAACAGTAATTGAACCAAAAGTTTTAGTATCTGCAGAAGGTAAACCAATTCTAACGTAGACTTGACCTGTTCTAACGGAAGAACCAAATGTAACCTTATGAGATGTTGATGTTGAGTTTCCAACAACACAAGCTGGATCACCATTATTAACTGGATCACCAACACCAGGATAAGCTGCATTTGCATCTATCCATCCAGTAACCCCTTCAACCTTAACATAAATTCTTAAATTACTTACAATTACACTTGAACCAAATCCAGAAGAATTATTAAATACAATAGTTATAGAAGAAGCATTTGTTATACTTAAAGGATTAAATGTTACATAACGCCAATCAGTTCCCATTCCTGTAGAATAATCTGGACCTGCTGTAGGAAGATTATTGGTATAATTTCCTGTAGGTCTTCTATACAATCCATTGAGAAGTTGTAATTCTTCAACATAAGTAGTCTTTAAACTTATAGTGGAATCATATGCGCTTGTATAACCCAATGCTGGAAATTGTCCAGATCCTGAAGTTTTTCTAGTAGATTCATTGCTAACTGTATCTACTCTAATAGTGGTACTTTGAGCAATATTATAAGAAGTAGTTTTAGAATTATATCCATATAATGTAAATGCTGAAGTTTCAGAATATTTATTAGTAACAACCGTTACATTAATATCTATATCAATATTATCATCATCATTGTAAGGTGTAGCTGAAGGAGCAATATCAGGACTATTTGTAATCCCTCCAGTTGAAGTTATACTTGCAACTCTTACCTTAGCATAATGAGTATTAACAGCATTAGCTAATCTAAATTGAATTCTAATAGTTTCACCGACTGCCATTGAAACTACACCAGATATATATCTTGTGATACCCGAACCTGATGATGCTATAGCTGAATTATTGCTAAGAGTTACAACACCAGGATCATCAACATAGAAAGATAAAGAACTATCTCCTGTAATACTATGAGATAACATATAAGTATGTAAACCAACAGCAAGATTTACTAATGGTGTAATATTAGCAATTAGTTGTTTCCAAAATCCTTGTTTTCCTGCTTGACCCACATAAGGATCTGTATCTGCAGTAATATTTAACCAAAGGTATGCGCCTACATCACTTGCAGATGAAATAATTTTACTACCATGTGATACTGTATCAACTTTAGCTTCTAATGTTCCATTATCTCCATCAAAGAAATTACTACAAGTTCCAACAGGTTTAAGAACATCAGTACATTTATCTTCAGTTTGAGAACCAATACTTGATCTATATGCTTGATAAGAGGATAATATCATTGATATTACTGATAAATAAGAAGGTTTAGCAGGAGCTAATTTATTAAGAACAGAATCAATTTCAGATAGAGCTTCTTGAACATCATCATCTGTTGAGGATAAAAATACCCAACCTGTTGATGTAGTAATAATATCAGCTGGGTGACCACTTGTTAATAAATCAGGTAGCTCAGAATGTGTATAAACACCTGCTTCTCCACTAAATCCAGAAATACCAACTCCTGAGAACCCACTTATTCCTATTCCATCTATACCTGAATATCCGCTTGCTCCTAAAGTTCCACTATAACCAGATATTCCTAGTCCATCAATACCACTATAACCGCTAAATCCAGACTCTCCACCACCTAGTCCATCAAGACCACTATATCCAGAAATACCTACTCCATCTATTCCACTGTATCCAGAAATACCTATTTCACCACTATAACCAGATATACCATCAAGACCGCTATATCCTGAAATTCCTATTTCACCACTGTAACCTGACTCTCCACCACCTACTCCACCATAACCACTTGCTCCTGAATAACCAGATACACCATCAAGACCGCTAGAACCAGAAGTAATTAGTAAACTCCAATAAGTTTCCCAATTAACTCCTACCCCTGGTTCATTAGTAGATGAAGGAGTATTTTCTAATATACATATATAGACATTACCATTATTTGTAACAATATTATTTACATGATAGGCAGGAGATGTTGTTGCTTCATACATTTCCCACTCAACAAGCATTGTATTGCCTGTATAAGCAAGATCATCAATTTTATAAAATTTATATGAAGTTGAATTAGCAAAATTTATTGTATTCCACCCAACATCAACAGATAATCCGCTAAATGGTCCTGATAGTTTTGTCCATGATCCATTTACACCATTTGTCGAATCATTTGAACCATAGAAATTTCCATCCTTTAATTGGAGTAAATCCCAACCTGCTAAACTATATAATTTTAGTGTAGTAATTATTTTCTCATTACCCACACCAAAATCAATAGCCATATAAGTAAATTTTGAAGGCTGGTTTCCATCATCAACCAATATTCCATCATCTACATTTTGCTTTACCCCATAATAATTATTGCTATAATGAGGGTAAGAAATATTAGTAACATTTGGACTACTACTACCTGATGACCAAGATCCTAAATAAATAAGACCAATCCCACTATATCCAGAGGTTCCTATTTCACCACTATAACCGCTAAATCCAGACTCTCCACCACCTAGTCCATCAAGACCACTATATCCAGAAATACCTATTTCACCACTAAATCCTGATGTACCTATTCCATCTATTCCGCTATAACCTGAAATACCTAATCCATCAAGACCACTATATCCTGATGTTCCTATTCCATCTATTCCGCTATAACCACTATAACCAGATTCTCCACCACCTAATCCATCAAGACCGCTATATCCAGAAACACCTACTCCACTATAACCAGAAGGTCCTATTTCACCACTAAATCCAGATATTCCTAATCCATCAATACCACTATATCCAGATATTCCTAATTCACCACTGAATCCAGAAATACCTATTCCATCTATTCCGCTATAACCTGAAATACCTAATCCACTATAACCAGATATTCCACTTACTCCACTTACTCCTGATATTCCAGAATAACCAGAAGCACCAGATAATCCATAAATAACTCCACCAGAAGAAACTGCAACATATCCAGCTGTTGCAGATAACCAAACTATTGTTAAATTATTAGTATCTACAAAGGTTACAACTGGATAATCATAACGACCATCAACAGCTACATAGTGACCACTTCCATCATTAATAGCTATTTCTACGTTAACAAATTGATAACCTAAATTATGAGGCACATTCCATGTTATAGCTGGAGAAGATTGATTAAATACAAATCCACCAGCAATTGCTGTTATTCCACTATAACCAGAAATTCCTGAATATCCACTTACTCCTGAAATTCCAGAATAACCTGATATTCCTGAATATCCGCTTACTCCTGAGTAACCAGATATTCCAGAATCTCCAGATATTCCAGAATAACCAGATATTCCACTATATCCACTTATACCCGAATATCCGCTTACTGCTAATAAACTCCAGTAGGTTATCCAATTAACTCCAATTCCTGGTTCTGTATCAACTGAAGAAGAATGTCCTAATATACATAAATAGGTATTACCATTATGAGTAACTATATCATTGAACCCATAGGAAGCAGGAACAGAAGGAAGATCAAAATATTGAGTAGAGAGATGCACCATATTTGATGCTTGTGCTGTTAAGAAAACTGTATAATTAATATTATCATTAGAACCAGAGACAGTAAAATCTTTAATACTTTGAGAATTATATTTACCAACTGTAACACTTGCTATAACTCTAGATATACCAAGATCAACTTTCCACCAGTTGGGTAATTGTGATATATAAAACTGCCAATAACTATTTAGATTTGAATCTGAACAATTTGAAGGATCTCCATTTAAGGTTGCCCCAGCTGTATGAGGCATTGTTTCATTATTCCACTTATTATTTACTGGAGAAGGAGCATCACATACCCAAAGAGTTGCTTCAGAAACTAAATTACTATCCCAACCAGATATAATATCAAATCGTATATAACGATATTGAGGTAATCCTCCATTTGACCATTCACCCTTATATATTAATCCAGCTCCTGAATAACCACTTACACCAGAAATTCCTGAATAACCACTTACACCAGAAATTCCTGAATAACCACTTACACCAGAAATTCCTGAATAACCAGATGTTCCACTATATCCTGAGTACCCACTGATTCCAGAATAACCTGAAATTCCAGAATATCCACTATCTCCAGAGATTCCAGAAAACCCACTTACACCAGAAATTCCTGAGTACCCACTTACACCAGAAATTCCACTATATCCCGAAACTCCTGAATCTCCACTTATACCAGAAATCCCACTATAACCAGATATACCACTATATCCACTTATACCTGAGTACCCTGATATTCCACTATATCCTGAGTAACCACTGATCCCAGAATAACCAGATATTCCTAAATAACCACTTCTACCACTATAACCAGATATACCACTATAACCAGATATACCACTATATCCACTTATACCTGAAACACTACTATAACCACTTATACCTGAAAAACCAGAATATCCTCGTAATCCTGGTTCATCTGAAAAGTTTATTGGTCTTGAGAAATCTTCTGGAACTGTTTCAAGATTAAATCTTTTAGCATACATTATCTGCATTGTAATGTTTGCTTCTAATGGTTTTAAAGATTCAACACCACTTGAGAAAATATAAGTTTTAAGAGTCCATACTCCTAAACTATATGTTATTCTTCCATAATATTGATTATCAAATGAGTCAAATATTGGGTTAAGATCATCAGAATTTCTTAGATCACATCTGTTTTTTGGAGAATCAGTTGGAACTCCCTCATCTGTTCCTGAGGATGATACTGAAATTTCTCCAGTCATATTTGTAGAAATATCATATGATGATACACCCGAAATTCCAGAAATAGGATTTGAAGATTGAACATTTCCGATTAATTTTCTACCAATAAAATCAGCTGTATTTCCTGAAATTCCACTATATCCAGAAATTCCATCTATTCCTCTTATTCCAGAATAACCTGAAAACCCAGTTACTCCACTATATCCACTAGTTCCTGAATCACCACTATGACCATAGGGACCTGAATATCCACTAATACCAGGGATACCACTAGGACCTGAATATCCACTAGTTCCTACAATTATAGTTGTTTTTTTCATTTTTTTATATTTATCCTAAAAATTAAGTTTATTTTTATTATCCTAAAATAAAATTATCCAACAATCACGACTTTAATTGGAATTAGATTTGAAAGTAACCATAGTTTTATATGCGATGCATCAATAATTTCTACTTCTATATTTGTTGAATCAGACAATACAACCTTTTTTGTAACATTATTATAACAAGTTACTACTACATCTTCTGATTTAATATCAGAAATATTAATAGAAGCAAAATATGGTAATGGGGGAGAACTTCCAGAGTTTAAAGGTATATATTGGAAAGTATTATTTGTAGAGTTTATTAAAACAACTAAATTAATTGTATTTGTTGAAACCCAAATTTGAAGGGTAGTAGGATTTAGAAGAATTATTTTTTCTGGTATAACATGATAATTAGAGTCATAATTATAAAAACACGTAACTAGAGCTGTTGAATCTATAGAACCAATATCAATATTTTTATAATAACTATTTCCTGAGTGAACCCAGTCTCCTGTATTTATTTTTGTAATAAAATTAGCAACAATTATTAAAATTTTTAATGATAAAATATTTGTTGTCATCCAAATTCTAATTGTATGTATTCCTGTAATTTCAATTTCATATGGAATTATTTTTCTATTTGTTGTTTTATCATAACATGTTAAAATTGCTGATGTTGAATCAATAGTTCCTAAATCTATTTCAGCATAATCCAAATCAACATAGTATAATCCATTTGATAAAACCCAATCAGAAACAGATATATTTTTAATAAGATCTGTATCACTAACTGTAACTTTTATTACAGAAGTTGAATCAGTATTTATTTGTAAAAATGCTTCGTTGGTATTATATAATAATTCAGAAGTTGGTTCAAATTCTTCATCATTATCATAAAAACAATTCATAATTACATTTAAATTAGCAAAATATGAAAGATCAATATCTAACAAACTTCCTTCACCACTAAGAGATAAATCATCATCAGTTATAATTTTTGTAACTTTATTGGTAGAACCAGATCCACCAGATCCAACACCAGATGAGTTTGATAATTCTCTCCATACTTCACCATCGAATATTAAAGTTAAAATTTGTCCAGGTTTCCCTGTTAAATCATTACCGGAAGATAAATTAATATTAATATTATTTCTAATAGTTGTTACACTATTTATAAAAATAATATATCTAATATCATCTTTTAGTCCACCAGAAAAGTTAAAAATTGTTCCACCAGCATTTGAAGTAAACCAAGTTCTATATGGTGCTAAATTTACTGAAGTTGCATAATCTGCAAACTGTCCAATTGTTCTTGTAGACCCAGAGGTAGATTGAGATAATACATAACCTGTTCCAAAAATATCTGTAGCTACTTGCTTAATATTATTTGTATTTACTGGAATTTGTGATATATCTTGTTTAACTCCAGATCCAAGACCACTAACTAATACGACACAGGTTGAAGTTCCTCCTGAAACACAAACTCCAATCATTTGAGAATTAGTAGGTTCTACATTTGTTATGGTTCCCTCTTCAGAACCTGATAAATATACTTCATCTCCAACTACTATAGTTTTTCCAGATTCAATATTTATAGTGCATAAACCACTTATTTCAATTTTATTAGTTGAATATACAAAACATTGAGCATAAGTATTTACAGAAGAAGAAATAGCAGGATGAACCTTTTCATCACTTTCAAAATAAGCTAACTGTCCTATAGTACACGGAGAAGTATCATATGTATATTTAAGATCTGTTAATCTTCTAAATTCAGTATCTGTACCATAATATATTTCATTATCATCTAATGTATAAATAATTCTTCCTTTATCTGAAGATTGAAAAATTGGAAGGGTATTTTCTAAACCAATATAAAATTTAGTATATTTTCTTTCTACTATTGGGTTGTCAGGATCATAATTATAAACTGAATCTACTTCAAAAATTACACCATTGAATGTAACTTTTACAACTTTTAATAATAAAAAGTCTCCACTAGAAATAAAAGATCTTTGATCTGGTTGATCTGGTTTTAATATTCTAATTGATGCTTGAGGGGCAGGTTTAGACTTAACATAGTTATATTCTAAAACAATGTAATAATATCCTGCTACATTGAAAGGAGCAACATTATCAACATAAAAATCTGAATTTGACATATCAACTAAAAAATCAGAATCAAATTTTATAATAACATCATCTTTATAACATTGACCAGGTCCGACTATAACAGTTGTAGCGCTAGTAGAATCCAAAGTTACATCAATAGCTGAAGGACTATGAAGACAATTTTCTCCTTGAGTTACCATTCTGGTTAACTTATTGATAATATTAGAATTATATGAGCTGAATGGATCGACACATCTTTGCTGGGTTGGAATTATATTAGTCATTTTTTAATCTCCTTACAGATTAATTCTATGTCATTTTTTAGTTGATCTAGAGTTGGAATAATATCTTTATTTAAAGTTCCCCTATATCTTATAAATTTCCAACCCCATTCTTCAAGTTCTCTTTGTCTTTTTTCATCATATTCAAAATCTTGATGCCAATACGCTCCATCATACTCAATTATAAGTCTAAGTGATGGAACTACAATATCTAGATTATAATTTAAAAAAGGAATATTTAAACGAGCATCTTGGTATAAACTACTAACCATTTCAAATAATTTTTTTTGAGGTTTTGATATATTCTTAATAAAAGAGTTTAAATATGCAGCTCCACCATTTAACATCATTTGTTTATTTGCTTCTCTAGCTTTAGGAACAATTACTTTTTGAAAATAGTCACTTCTCCAAAAACAATCTGGATTTTTCCATAGTTCTTTCATAATAAGACTTTTTTTAAGCTTATATTCTTCATTAAATGGACCATTAGGATCTTTCCATACTTCTTTCATTTTTTCTGCTTTTCTTTTCTGAACTTTTGGTTCATTCATTATATATTTTGGATCTTTCCACTGTTTCTTTTTTGTTTCTGACATTTTATTTCTAGCTTCTTTTGAAACTATTCTATTTTTATTACTTTCTATTCTAATTTCTATAATTTCTGGATCAAGATTATAACATTTATGAGAACAATATGTAAGATATCCTTCTTTTAAATTTACATATGTTGTCATATTTTTACAACCTTCTATTTTACAAATCCCTTCATTTTCAACTTTAATAAACTTATCGTAATAATCTTTGGTTCCAGATATAAAATGACTTTTTTTATTACATGGTTGAGCTAAGTGTTGAGCTAAAGCTCTCAAACTTTTAACTTCTTTTCCACATATTTTACATTTTTCCATGAGATCCTTGTCTTTCTTTGTGTATTATCTCTACTTTATATTTTTAGTTTGTTCTATAATTCTGAATGAGTTAGAACGAAATTTTTGACGTAAAAAATGGGAGCATAGAGGAATATCTATGCTCCCGTAAGTTTTTCAGTAATTGGGATCATTAAGTATAAAATGAATTAATATTTATAATTTGTTCTTTGTTTTAGATCTAATCAGTCCATGTTTAATCAATTCAAATTTTAAATCTTCAACAGTAGGCATTTTTGAATCTATATTTATTATTTTCCAACCTTCTTGATTTAAATTATTAATTCTTACATGATTTGAAACTCCCAACATATTATTATGCCAAAAAGCATTTGGAAACTCAAGAATAACCTTATATTCATGTATTACAATATCTGTTATATATTTGAAATCTACTACTCCAGTTTGGGTGAGTTTTTCTATAAAAAAATTATTTCTAACATCTAGAAATTCTGAAACTAAATAGTTTAATAAAACTAATTTACTTTTTGAAATTAAATTTTTGGGATCATCATATTCTAATTTTTTTATTTGTTTAAGAGAAGAAGGAATATTTATTTTTTTTACAAATGATAAGTCCAACTCTTCAAATTTTTTTCTATTGATAATTGGAGTTTTTTCAATTTGTGTTAAAATAGATTCTGGTTCTTCATCTGTAATAACATCTTCCTTCTTAGTAAATAGTTCTGTTTTTGAATATTTTGTTCTTACTTTTGATTCTTCACTTACTAATTTAGCATTTGGATATTTAGCTCTATAAATTTCAATTGTCATATTATGAGCTTTTTGAAGATGTTGCATAGTTACTTTTCCAAACTCTCTTTTACATTCCATACATATTAGTTTTTCAGACATAATCCACCACCCTTTCATTATTAGTTGAAAATAATTTTACTATATATATTAATTAGTGAGATAATAAATTTATAATTTGTTCTTTATAAAAATTAAAACTATAAAATCTTTTTTTAAAAAGGAGAAAAAAATGAGAGAATTTGGAAAAGTTAAAGAATTTTTTGCTTCAATGGTGGAAAAATTTAAGACAAAACGACAAGCTTCTAAGTACTTAAACAAATATGGAACCGAGTGGAATAAAGAACATGAGATAGATCCTAAAACAGTAGGAAAAAGAGTAGATAAAATAGTTATCAATACTCCAAGATCACATAAAAATAAAAACAAGAAAAAACTTCAAAGTAAAAAAAGGAAATAAAAAATGCAATTTTCTAAGCAGACAAAATCTTTTTCAGGAAAATTAGATTTCCTGAGTAATTTTTATTTGATTGATATTTTTTACAATGGAATAAAATATCCATCTGTAGAAAATGCCTATCAAAGTGCAAAATCATTTGATCCTACACACAAATTTAGAGCAGCAAATTGTTCGCCTGGTGCTTCCAAAAGATTAGGAAAACAATCTAAAATCAGAGAAGATTGGGAAACTGTTAAAGTAGGGATTATGGAAGAACTACTAAGACAAAAATTCCAAAATAAAAACCTTCAACAAAAACTTCTTGAAGTAAAAGATGATATTGTTGAAGGTAATTATTGGCATGATAACTTTTGGGGAGATTGTTATTGTGATAGCTGTAAAAAAATCAAAGGAAAGAATATATTGGGAAATCTTTTAATGAAAATACGAGGAGAACTAACTTCTAAGAAGCTGTTACAGATAATAATAGACCAAGTACTTTAAGAACAATAGTTGTTTCAGTGAAAAATTATAAAGATATAGTTGAGAGGTGAATTAAATGCTGGCATCAATTCAAAAAGTTCTGAAGGTTGACCCCATTGAGGGTGCTGATAAAATAGAAAAAATAAAAGTTCTTGGGTGGGAACTTGTAGCGGCAAAAGGAGAATTCAAAGAAGGGGATATTTGTGTTTATATTGAAATAGATACAGTAGTTCCTGATAAACCAGCTTTCGAATTTTTAAGAAAACATAATTTTAGAATTAAAACAATTAAACTTAAAGGTCAAATCTCTCAAGGAATTGCATTACCATTTGATCTGAAATATATTCCTTTTAAAGATTACAAAATAGGAGATGATGTTTCTGAGTTAATTGGAGTTGAAAAATATGAAAAACCAATTCCTCTTGGTATGGGTGGAAAAATCAGACGAGCAGGATTGCCCTTTGGAATTCCAATTACAGATGAAACTAGGGTTCAATCAATTCCTGATATTATAAATGAACTGTATGGAGTTGAGGTTTATTTTACAACCAAATGTGATGGAACTTCAGCTACTTATGCAATAAAAAATGAAGATTATCATGTATGTTCTAGAAACAATAGTTATTTTAAAGATGAAAAAAATGTTTACTGGAAAATATCTGATAAGTATCAAATTGAAGAGCAGGTTAAATCTTCAAAGAAAAATATTGCAATAAGAGGAGAAATTTGTGGACCAGGAATTCAAAATAACAAACTCAAATTAAAAGATCATGATTTATTTGTGTTTGATGTTTTAGATCTTGATAGTTATGAATATTATAATTATCCCGAGATTCTACAAATTTGTCATCTTATGGGATTAAATATGGTTCCTTTAGATCATATAATAACTGAATTTAAATATACTTTAGAAGAGTTATTAGTTTTAGCTAAAGGACTATATAAAGGAACTACTAATAGAAGAGAAGGTATTGTTGGTAGACCTGTTTCTAAAAAAATGATTTCTGCTTCAAATAAAGGAAGAATGTCATTTAAGGTTCTTAATAATGATTATCTACTAAAAGACGAGGAATAAATATGTTTGAAACCACTGGTAAATATACAACCGCTAAAATCATGATTGATCAGGTAGATGAAAATTGCATAGGTCAAATCATCCAAATGATCAATCATGAAGCATTTACAAATCCAGTTTCAATTATGCCTGATTGTCATTCTGGAAAAGGATCTGTAATTGGATTTACTATGCCAATGGGAAATAAATTAGTGGCCAATGTTGTTGGTGTTGATATTTCCTGTGGTATGCTTTCTTGTAATGTTGGAAAAATAAATATCAACCATGAAGAACTTGATCAAAAAATTCGTGAAAGAATTCCTTTTGGAATTAATATTAATAAAAAAGGAAAGATACGATTAGATCAAGAGGTTCAAGAAATATGTAAAAGAGTTAATTGTGAGTTTGAATATGCTGTTAAAAGTTTAGGAACTTTAGGTGGTGGTAAATTGATTGCCTCCAGACCTTAATCTGAAATTCTCTCTGATTGACTTGGAAGTCCAGTCATGGATGACAGGGCGGAAGCTGTATTTAAAAAGATACTTGCACCGTGAGAGACTAAGCGAGAGAACACTTTTTTTAATAAAAAGTGATGCGATAGTCCGACCATAGTAGTAATGAGAACAAAATAAAAATACTATGGATTAAAAAAGTGAGGTGTATGTTTATTTGTTTGATTTGTTGGACTACATTTTCTACTTCAAGAAAATTAGCTTCTCATGTTAAAAATAATCACAAACTTTCTATAAGAGAATATAAGGAAAAATTTAATCTTTTATATTATTGTGAAGTTTGCGGAGAAGAAATATCCCACAATAAAACAAATTGTTGTAATCATTGTAGAGATAGAAATGGAGAAAATAATCCATTTTTTAATAAAACTTTTTCAAAAGACGCACTAGAAAGAATATCATCAAAAAATAGAATAGCAACAACTGAAAAATGGAAAAATGAAGAATATAGATCTAATATAATTTCAAAAGTTTCTAAACCAAGACGAGAAGGATTTAAAGAAGAGCAATCTGCTCGAGTTATAAAATGGTATAAAGAAAATCCTGATCAAAGAGATATTAGATCTATAGCAATGAAAAATAGTTGGGAAAATGGATTAATAGTAAAAAATGAATATTCTTGTAACTCTAGTGTGATAGAAAAGAAATTATTTGAACAACTAAAACAAATAAATGAATCTTTTGAAGAAAAAGCTACATTGAAAATTAATAAAAAATGGTTTTTCCCAGACATTATTGATAAAGAAAGAAAATTAATAATAGAATATTTTGGAGATTATTTTCACTGCAACCCGAAAATTTATAAAGAAGATTATTACAATGAAAAAGTAAATAAAACTGCGAAAGAAATATGGGAAGCAGATAAAATAAGAATCGAAAAATTTCAAAATATTGGATATACTGTTATTGTTGTCTGGGCAGACGATTTTAAAGAAAATCCCACCATAATTATAAATCAAATCAAGTCACACCTCACTTAACATCGAATCATTTCATCGAAGTAGGTCGTTCACAAAATACAGATGATATTTGGATTACTGTTCATTCTGGATCTCGAAATCTTGGAAAAAGGGTTTGTGAATATTGGCAGGATAGAGCTTCTATAAAAGAATTTGGCGATCCTAAAGAAATAATAAAAGCTATTAAACAAATTCATCCAAAAAAAGAATGGAACATGCGAATCTTGAAATTTAAATCTGAGATGAAAAAAGTTAAAACTTCTGAGCTAGATTTTCTTGAAGGGAATGATGTAAAAGGTTATATGGATGACATGGAATTTTGTCAATCATATGCTTCAACTAATAGAAGAATCATTATGGAGGAAATTCTTTTTATTTTAGGAAGTCCATCTATAAAAGATATGATTGAAACAATTCATAACTATATTGATTTGTCAGACAAAATCATAAGAAAAGGTGCTATTAGATCTTATATTGGAGAAAGAATGATTATTCCTTTCAACATGAGGGATGGGATTCTATTATGTGAAGGAAAATCAAATCCAGATTGGAATTTTTCAGCACCTCATGGAGCAGGAAGAGTTTATTCAAGAAGTAGAGCAAAACAAGAACTTGATTTAGAAAAATTTCAAGAAGATATGAATGGGATATTTTCAACATCTGTTGGTAAAGGAACAATTGATGAATCTCCAGATGCCTATAAAGATTCAAAAATAATTGAAGAAGCAATTGAACCAACTGCAAAAATATTGGATAAAATAATTCCCATTCATAATATGAAAGATGTATCAGACGAAAAACCGTGGAAGAAAAAATAAATAAAATGGTTCCATCTAAATTTTAAAATAGAATGACGGGCATTATTCTTAATTTTATTTTTTAGAAATCATATTGTCATGTTCTTTGACAACCCGAATATTTAAGAAGTTATAATATATAAAATGACTATTTATAGTCTAATAGAAAGTAACCTTGTAGTAAAAGTAAAAGACATATGATGGAACCATTTTATTTTTAATAAAAAGGAGAGTAAAAAATGACACAAAGAGAAATGTTTGAAAAAACATTTGAAAGACCAAAAAATTATTTTGCTTTATCATTTAGGGAACAGTGGGAAATTGATAAACAATTAGGAATTCTTGATTGGGACGGTAAAAGTTTATCAAAAGAGGATGATGAAAGGTTTTTAAATCATTATAATAAAAAGGTATAAAAATGAAAGCATCTGTTTATATTAAAGATGGAACTAAAGTTGTAAAGGAGTTTTCTGGAAATCCTGAATTATTTACTAAGTTAGTTTTTACCAGTGGAATTGAAATTCATACAGTTTATGATATAACTTTTTATCCACCTTATGAAATCTCAAAAATTATTATTGAAAAATAAATACATCAAACTTTCAAAAAGGAGTTAACAAATGAGAACTTCAAATTTTCAAAGAGCTGGAAAAAATCCAAAGTCAGTTTCTATAGCTGGTTTGGGTCCATCTTTTTTTAAAGGTAGAGAATATAGAAAGTTAGCTCCTAAATTTTGGTTTTTTAAAAAATTTAAAAAAGATGGAGATGCAGCTTTTTATACTATACAATATAAAAAAGAAGTATTAGATACGTTAAATCCTAAAACAGTTTATGATGAATTAGGAGAAGATTCAATTCTTCTTTGCTGGGAAAGACCTGGTGAATTTTGTCATAGGCGTTTAGTGGCAGATTGGTTTAAAGAAAAATTAGGAATTGAAGTTAAGGAGTTATAAATATGGATGATTTGGAAATTGGAAGAATCAGATCTTGTGTAGGATGTGGATTTTGTTGTATTAAATCTCCTTGTTCAGCTGGAGCTAGGCTTTATGGTTCAGCTGTAGTTAGATGTGCTTCTCTTGAATGGAGAGAAACAAGATACTATTGTAAGCTTATGGAACTTCCTGGTTCACAAGGTGAATCTTATAGAGAAGAATTATCTGCTGGAGCAGGTTGTTGCTCTAATTTAAATAGTTGGAGAACTGATGTTAAAGATAGATTTCCAAAAGATGATACTAATATTTTTTATCTAGATCCCATATTTCAAGAATTTTTAAATTGTTTAGGTAGAGAATTTGTTTCATCTGATTCTATCAAGTTATCTTTATATTCAATGACAGATGTATTACAAAAAAAGGGATGGGCAAAAGAAAATGCGGTAAAAGTTTGTAGTCATATAATGAAACATATAAAACAAAATAGATCAAGATTTATGGAGAGTTTTATGCCATGATGATTTTATGTAGACATAAATTAGATATTGTTCAACCAGATGGTTATCAATATTGCAAAAAATGTGGGTTAGCTTTTTTAGCACCAAAAGTAGTTTGCGAACATAAATGGGTTAAAGATTCTAAAATTGAGCATGAAACATGGGGTAAAGTTTCAGGAATAACAATAATTTTACAATGTTCAGACTGTGGAGAATTATCAAGTAAACAATTTGGATATACTCCAAATTATTAAGAAAGGAGGATTAAAAATGTTCAAAAAAATTATAGCGATTATGGTGTGTGTTTGTTTTCTTTTTGCAACGATAGGGTGTGGAGGAATTACTAAAACACCAGTTCAAGGTGAAAAAGCAAAACTTGCACGGGTTACAGAAAAAGGAATTTTTGGTGGAGTCTGTGCTGGATGGGCATATTTTACAGGAACACCAACCTGGATGTGGAGAGCAGGATTTGTATTTAGTTGTATCGTTTTCGGAACTGGAATGATTGCTTATTTACTTTTATGGGCATTTATGCCAGCATTTGATAAAACTCCATATGACTACGATAAAAGAATTGAGTAGAAAATAGGTTTAGTAACTACATAATTTAAACAATAAACTATTAAAAGAAAGAGGAGGAGAAAAATGAAAAAAGTTGATTTTTTGATTATTGATGCACAGAATGATTTTTGTGACCCAAAAGGAAATCTTTTCGTTACGGGTGCAGATAAAGATTCTGTGAGGTTGGCGGATGTTATCAAGAGAATGAAAAAGCAAATCAATGATATTCATGCAACTCTTGATACTCATCATCTCATTGATATTGCTCATCCAATTTTTTGGGTAGATAGCAAAGGGAATCATCCCAACCCATTTACTCTCATTTCGGAAGATGATATTTCGAATGGAAAATGGCGAACCACAAACCCTCAGTTTCAAAAAAGAGGAGTTGAATATGTGCAATATCTGAAAAAGAACAACAGATATATGTTATGTATTTGGCCTCCTCATTGTCTTATTGGAAGTTGGGGGCATAATGTTATAAAACCTGTTTATGAGGCATTTAATGAATGGGAAGCTGATTTTGCAATGGTTGATTATGTAACCAAGGGAAGTAACTTCTGGACTGAACATTATTCTGCAGTTCAAGCAGATGTTCCTGATCCCAAAGATCCAGACACAATGTTAAATACAAGGTTGATTCAAACACTACAACAAGCTGATGTTATTGCTATTTCTGGACAAGCTTTGAGTCATTGTGTTGCAAATACAATCAAAGACATTGCAAATAATTTTGGCGAAGACAATATTTTGAAGTTTGTCTTGCTGGAAGATACTTGTTCCTCAGTTCCTGGTTTTGAGCAACTTGGGATTGATTTTGTCAAGGAAATGACAGGACGAGGAATGAAAACCTGCAAAGCAGCAGATTTCAATATTTAAGGAGGAATAAAATAATGCCAAAACTTATGACCGATAATATGGATCTTACGAAGCTTCCTGGTGGTGGAGGATTTCAATTTTCTCACATCAGACCAGAAAATCTTGGAGCAACTGAATATACACTTGTTTCCATTGTTTGTGATATAACAGGAAGTGTTAATGGATTTCAAGATGATCTTCTGAAATGTGTAAAAACTGTTGTTGATGCGTGTAAAAAAAGTCCGAGAGCTGAAAATCTCTTAATCAGATTTACAATATTCAACAATATTGTTGGAATATCTGAAATTCATGGATTTAAACTTTTATCTATGATTGATCCAAATGATTATAAACCTTTTAAACCAAATGGTATGACAAATCTTTTCGATGCATCTTATGAATCAATTGGAGCAACCTTAGCTTATTCCAAAAATCTCATGGATCAAGATTTCAATGTAAATGGAGCAGTATATATTATCACAGATGGTGTAGATAATAATTCACAATTTAATTTTTATTCCATTAAAAAACAAGTTGAAGATTCAAAAAAATCAGAAATCATAGAATCTTTAATTACGATTTTGATTGGAGTAAATACACAAGATTGTAGTCAATATTTAGCTAATTTTAAAAACGAAGCTGATTTGACACAGTATGTTGATTCTGGTGATGCAACCCCTCAAAGACTTGCAAAATTGGCTGCATTTGTAAGTAAGTCTATTTCGAGTCAATCTCAAGCTTTAGGAACAGGCGCTCAGAGCGGACCAATCAGTGCCACATTTTAAAATATAGGTCCTTTATTTTTATCCCCCACTCTTATTTTATGGAGTGGGGGAATTTATATATCAGGAGATTTAAAAATGATTACAGAATATACTGTAGAGAATCTTAGCAAAGAAGATCTAAAAAAACTTTTTAGAAAGCATAAAATAACTGCTAGAAAGCATGAAGGTGACGATCAATATTCATGGGCAGTTTTTGTCAATAATTCTCCAAAATTTTTAGGACTTTCAAGATCAGAAGTAGATTATTATAAAAAACTTGTCCTAAAAATAATTTTACCAAAGGAAAAAACGAATGAATCCAAGAATTAAAAAAATACTAGAAGAGATGGAATACCAAAGATCTATTGAAGAAAAAGATGCAAAAGAATATGCCCTCAGGTCATTAACAACAGGAAGTATTAATGATAAAGAACAATATAAATCTAGAGCAATGACTTCATATATTAAAGAACAGACATGGACTCATGCACTAAGTATAGTTAAAAACCTTTCAGTAGGAGATTAAAAATGGATCAAATAGAAAAATTAATACATCATAAAAAAATATTAAATATTATCATTATAATTTTAATATTTCTTATAATTTTTCAGTTATGGTTTTTATATTATAAAATTTCTCATTATAAAAAAGAATTAATTAATATAGGTCAAACTCAACAATATCAAACCTTTTATTCTTCTGGATTACCAGATGGGTGGAGAATTGAACAAAATTCTATTACAAAAGAATGGCGATGGTGCAATACTAACGATTATTGCGATAGTTTTGTAGAAAATTCAAAAGAAAAAGCTATAGAAAGCGCTATTAAATTTCAAAAATTTAAATATGATAGAAACGAAGGAATATATTCAGATAAAAATTGGAGGTAAAAATGATAAGAGTTGACGCATATTTTACAAATGGTAATGTTCATAAAACTTGTCAGGATTATGCACTATACGGAGAAGACCCATTACCATATGTGATAATATGTGATGGGTGCTCTTCATCAAGATTTACAGATATAGGTGCAAGGTTGATTGCATTATCTGCTAAAAAAGTTTTATTAAGTTCACTTAAAGATATGGAATTTGAAGATATTACCGATGATTTTTTCTATGACTTCAAAAGTAATATGTTGCACGAAATGTCTGTAGCACTAAGAGTTTTAGAAATACCAACTGAATGTATGGATTCTACTTTAATAGTTTCATTTATAAAAGATAGAATTATTCATACTATTTGTTATGGAGATGGTCAAAGATTAATAATTTTTAAAGATAACAATTATTGGATAAAAACTATTTCTTTCGATGGAAATGCTCCATATTATCTAGCATATCAAATGGGTATAAATTATGAAAGAAATAGAATCTTTAAAAATTATGCTAAAAGTAAAGATAATTATTTAACAAGATATGTAGAAGTAGATCTATGCGGAAATATAGAAAAAATACCAACAAAGTTTGATGACTTTATGATAGATCAAATGCCTATAAAAGATATAAAATCTTATCTTGTTATGTCTGATGGAACTGAATCTTTTGTGAATCGAGAAACAGGTGAAAGAATTCATTATCAACAAATTCTTAATGAATTTTCATCTTTTAAAAATACAAATGGTGAGTTCATAAAAAGAAGAGTTGGTCGAGCAATTGAAGATTTAGTAAAAACAAATATATATAATACCGATGATATTTCAGTTGCTGGATTTTATTTTTCAGAAGAGGAATAAAAAATGGAATGGAGTGGAAATTCAGAACAAAAGCAAAGAGAACGAATTAAAAAAAGGGAAGATATAGAAACAAATTGGAAACCATGGTTTGCTTGGTATCCTGTTAAAGTGGATAAAACAGAAACAGGAGAAGATATTAAAATGTGGTTTGAGTGGGTTGAAAGAAGAGGTATATGGATTTTACATGATCTTTTTAATTTTCAACCTACATTAAGATTAATGGTTGAGTCTCGCGGTGGTGAATATAAAACCACAGATTATGATCATGGATATTGGGTTTGGAGGTATAGAAAGAAGGAATAAAAATGGATAAATATTTTTTAAAAGCAGATTGGGAAAGTTTTTGGACAGAAGTTGCAAAAGAAATATGGGTCAACGCAGAAAGAGAAGCAGGATTTCGAACAAGATTCCCAAGGGATGATCCCGAATATTTATCTAAACCCGCTACTGGAGGATTTTCTGGTCACGGAGTTTCTGGAAAAATAGAATATGATAAAACTTGAAGAAGCGGTAGAAAAAGCTTGTAAAGAAAAAACATTGCTTGATGCTTTAACATTTATCTGTATTTGGGAATGTGGTAGAGCAATTAATCAAGCACGTTTTAATTATGGTTCAGGAGCAAATGGAGCAGGTTGGGATACTTGTTTTAAACTTTGCTTAGAATCTGTAATGAATAAATGGAAGGAATTAAACAAATGAAAGTAATAATTCAAGGGAAAAACAAAACTGTTAATCTTGAACAAAATGACTTCCTTGCAGAAGGTGGAGAAGGTAAGGTTTACGAAAAAGACGGTTTAGTTTATAAGATTTATACAGATAAAACAAAAGTAATAAAGTATGAAAAAATTCAAGAACTTTCTGTTTTAAATCTTAAAAACGTTGTTCGTCCGTTGGATTTTTTACTAGATTCTAAAAATACTCCAATAGGATTTACAATGGAGTCTATAAAAAATACTATTCCAATTTGTAAACTATTTACCAATGAATTCAGGAAGAACAATGGAGTTCAGGATACATCAATTCAAAAACTTGTAGATAAAATGCAGGATATTATTTATTTTATCCATGAAAAAAATATTTTATTAGTTGATGGAAATGAAATGAATTATCTTGTAAGCAAGATTGGATTTGACAATCCGTTTTTCATTGATGTTGATTCATATCAAACCAAATCCTTTCCTGCAACAGTTATTATGCCAAGCATTAGAGATTGGCAGACAAAAGGATTTAATAATTTAACTGATTGGTATTCTTTTGCAATTGTATCATGTCAATTGTTTATTGGAATTCACCCATTTAAAGGAAAACATCAAGTCAAAGGATTGGAAGAAAGAATGAGAAAAAATATTTCCATATTTGATAAAGATGTTCATCTTCCACCTACGGTTAGAGATTTTGGGCATATTCCATCTCAATATATGACGTGGTATAAAAAGCTATTTGAAAAAGGTGAAAGAATTCCCCCACCAATGAGTTCAGGTCTTATGAATGTAGTTCCTGTCAAAGTTAAAATTGTTCAATCGACCAATAACTTTGAAATTTCTTTTATTAAAGAGTTTCCAGATGAAATTGTTGATATAAAATCAATGTATGGAACTCTTTATGTAAAGACAATAAAAGAAATATTCATTGGAAATACAGGTTATAAGATAATAAATCCAAAAACAGATATTATTTTAGCTCAAGGATCCTTAAATCCTATTTTATTTAATACAAGAGATAATAACTTATATCTTCTTGATTTAGTTAATAAAAAATCTGAAATTTTGTCCATTTCAAATTCAGATAGATTACTTATAAACAATACTTTATATATTGTTAATGAAGGAAATTTATCAGAATTGAATGTTCATTATTTTAATAAAATTGTTGTTTCTATTAAATCAGTTTGGAAGATAATGCCAAAATCTAGTATACTTTTAGATGGTTTAGTTTATCAAAATGTATTAGGTAAAGCATTTTTGACAATTCCAGTTCCAGAAGAATCTTTGTCTTTAAGTTCATGTTATGAGTTTAGATTTCCAGAACTAGATGGATATAAAATAATTTCTGGAAAACATGAAAGTAAAATTTGTATGATTGTTGGATTTAAAAATGGTAAATATTATAAATTTACTATTAAATTTTCTGATAATTATTCTACCTATCAAATAATTGAAACCAAAGAAGTTGATTTGGGGAATAACTTAAACTTCACAGTTTTATCTAATGGGATTTGTGTTTCCATAGATGAAGATGAAGAAGTTAATGTATTTTTTAATTCCTCAAAGTCAAATGTTACAAAGATAAAAGATCCTGATATAGATTCATCCATGACTTTATGTAAAGATGGAACTAAAGTTATGTTTTATCGTGGCAGAAGTTTATATTCATTAACAATGAAGAAAAAATAAGGAGATGAAAAAAGAATGAAAAGATATTTAGTTACAATATTATTAATGTGTGTGTTATTAATAAGTTTTGGAATTTCTGATTTACAAGCAAAAGGTGGTGGAGGGGGTGGAGGATTTTCTGGTGGCGGAGGATCCAGGGGTGGAAGTTCAAGTTTTTCTGGTGGTGGAGGATCAAGATCTTCTGCCTCTAGTTTCTCTGGAAAAACTTCTTCAAGTTCATCAGCTAAATCATCATATGATAGCTCAGCAAGAACTGGAGCTTCTCATGATAGTTCAAAAGCTAAATTTGATTCTTATAAATCAGTCAATAGTTCAGATTATAAGTCCTCAGGTTTAGCTGCAACAAGAGCCACAAGAGAATCCGCTGTATATACAAATTACAGACCAACAGGTTATTATACACCACGATCAACTGTAGTTATTTATAGAGATAGTTATAGCAACAATTTTCTCCAAGTTGCTACAATGATGTGGTTATTTAACCATTGGGATACAGTTGATAAATCAAGATTTGAAGAATCAAAACTAAGGGAACTTGAAGCAAAAGTAAGAGCAATGGAATTACAAAATATGAAAAAAGATCCAAATTATGTTCAACCTGGAGTTGATCCTGATCTTGTGTATAATGCACCTAAAGAAAAAGAAAGTTCTTTTGGTTGGGTATGGATATCTCTTGTAATTATTACCCTTGCTCTTTTTGGGACTATGTTGTATTTCTTCTTTAGAAGGAGATATTAAATGTTTGATTTTAAAAATCCATTTAAAAAGGAAGAAAAAATACCAGAAAAAAGAAAAAAACCGGAAGATTATATTTTTAATCCTTTGGAAGTCTACTGTGGTGATTTTGTAGAAGTCACCACAGTAGAGGACACATTCACTTGCAATGTATCTGAAATTATTGAACATAGCAGATATGCTGGTGGAAATTTATTTAAACATACGGATTATAAACTTGAAGATACTGGTAAAATCTGGGATTTAAGATTAAATTCAAAGATAAATTTTTCAGAAGTAAAAAGTCCTCAAGATTGTGATATGTTATTAATGAAAATATTTTACGAAGGTGAATTTGATGAAGGAATTCAAGATGCCGCAAAATGTAAAGAATTCATTAAGACAAATGAGGATGGATCACAAATCATATTTGAAGCTTTGAAGTCTGGAAAAGAAGGATGGAATAGTAGTTTAAAAATAATTAAATCAGATGGATCTGAAGATCGTAGAAACATTAAATATTGGGATTTTTTCAGAGAAGCAGATATAAAGTTAAATGAATTATTCTCTGGTCAAGTTTTCTTATTTGTAGAAATTGACCAAAGTGATGGATTCATTACAATGTGGGAAGGTCATCAAATTTTAAATAGTGATATAAAAACATATCATAAAAGTTAAAAAGGAAAATAAAAATGGATGAAATGATTCAGCAAGTAAAAGAAGTATTTACGACAATTGATAACGATAATGAATTTTTCAACACAGTTGCACGTCTTTGTAGAAAGGCTCGAGAAGCTCTTGAAAAAGAAGGTTTTACTCGACAAGAAGCGCTTTCAATAATCTCAAATTATGCTGCAAAAAAATAATAAAAAAAGGAGAAATTAAAGTTATGAATTTATTTGACAGGTTTTCAAATATCATGCGGGCGAATCTAGGAGAAATGTTATCTAAAGCAGAAGATCCCGAAAAAATGATTAAGTTGTATTTGGAAGATGCAAAAAATCAACTTGAAGCATTTTCTACAGCTGTTGGTGATGCAATTGCAACAGAAAAATTACTTCAAAAACAATATGATAATTTACTTTCCGAATATAAACATTGGGGAGAAAATGCTACTCTCGCTGTAAAAGCAAACAGAGATGATCTTGCTACAAAAGCTTTAGAACAAGAAACAAAAATTGAAGATAGAATTGAAAAGCTTAAAGGTCCTCTAGCAGATGCTCATGCACAGACAGTAAAAATGAAAGAAAACATGAGCATCTTAAAAGACAAGATTGAGGAAACTCAAGCAAACGCTGATGTTCTTATTTCAAGAGCAAAAGCAGCAAAAACAATGGTAAAATCTGCTGAAGCTTTCTCAAAAATTAGCGGTGGAAGTCCGTTAGATGAAATGGCTTCAATGGAAAAGAAAATTATGTCTCAAGAAGCACATGCCGAATCATTGGCAGACTTATCAGCTTCAAAAAGAGAAACTTTGGATGATCAATTTCAAGCACTATCATCGGGTGGTGCTGTGGCAGATAAACTAGCTGCCCTTAAAGCAAAAGTAGCTCAACCTTCTGCATAAATAAATTTAAAAGAAAGGGTAAAAAATGACAGAATATAATACTCCAAAAATTAACACTAATGCGTTAAGAATTGGTTATTATACTGATAAATATTTTTTAAGAACTCAAGAAATTCTCATGAAAGATAATTATGAGAAGAATGTTCATTATCAATATTTTCCACGAAAAGATTGTGTTGTATGTGGAATAAAGCAAGTAATTCAAATTCTACATTCTTGTGTTGGATTCTATGAGGATCGAACTCAAGCATGGGAACTGTTTTCTAAAATGCAAAAAATTGATCTTTATAATTGTAAAGATTATGAAGTTGAAGATTTCTTAGGTTTAAGAAATGAGTTAAATAAATTATGGATCCCAATGTTTTCTGAAATAGAAGTTCACGCTTTACATGAAGGTTCTGAAGTTAAAAGTATGGAACCTGTAATTGGAATCATTGGAAATCCAAAATATTTTGCTCATTTGGAAACTCCGACTTTGGGAATCCTTGCTCAACAATCAGCAGTCGCAACATCAGTCAGAAGGGCAGTTAACGCATTAGGTCCTGATAGAAACCTAATGTTTTTTCCAGCAAGATTCAGGCACTATGTATCTCAAGCTCCTGATGGATATGCCTGTTCTATTGGTGGTGTTAATTTAATGTCAACAGATGCCAATGGAGAGTATTGGGGATATGATGGGATTGGAACAATTCCTCATTTATTAATTGCTGCTTATAAAGGAAATACTGTTGAAGCAGCTTTAAAATTTGATGAAATTATTGATCCTAACATTAATAGAATTGTTCTTGTTGACTGGGACAATGATTGCATCGGAACAAGTTTGAAATGTGTTGCTTCGATGTTAATAAAAGAAAAATATGGAAATGTTTATAGTTCACACCCATTTTCTGATCTTCTTGTTTGCAAACAATTTTTAAGAGATAACAGACATCATGTTGATGAAGTTATAGGTTCAGGAAAAGGGAAACTTTTTGGAGTAAGATTTGATACATCTGGATCTTTAATAGATGAATCTCTTCCTAAATCCAAAGAAAACTTTGGTGTCTGTCCTCAGTTGGTTTTTGAAGCAAGAAAAACATTTGATGATCTTGGTCTTAAAAATTTAAAAATAATTGTTTCTGGTGGATTTGACCAAGAAAAAATTGAATTCTTCAACAAATTCAATGCTCCATATGATATGATTGGAATCGGTTCTTCTATTGTAAATAAGTTTACAGTTGATTATACAGCAGATGCAGTCATGTTAAATGGAAAACCAAATGCCAAAGTTGGTCGTGAATTGAAAAATTGGAATAGAATGAATATTGTTACATTTGTATAAAAGAAAAAATGGAGAAACTTAATGTTTTATTAAATTCATTAAGTTTCTCCAAAATTTAATTTAAAAAAAGTTTACAACTCCTTGATTTATAATGAGAAAATATATTTTAAAAGTTTCTCAATTATGGAATGGTTCTTGTATATATATAATACAAAGACTAAATAAAAGAGGAGGAACTAAAATGAATAAAAAAATAACAACCTTAATCATGACATTAGCAGTAGTTTTATTGACGGCAGGATTTTCAATCGCAGAAGGATCTATGACAACTGGTGGAAATTTTCCATATTTTCATTTAGGATGCCTCATAATTGGAGGTCTTATTATAACTTCAATACATTCTAAATTTAAAGAAATGAAACTTATTGAAAGTATTGGATCTTTTGCATTATATTTCATCATGGTTACTTTATTTACTGATCCAGTTGTAGATACCATTAAATTATTATTATCATAGGAGAAAATTATGAATAATAGTCTTTCTCTTTTTAATATATGCTCATGGGGATTTACAATAAGTATCTCAAGTATTTTATTTACCTATATTGGAAGACAGATGGATGTAGCATTTAATACAGAACCTCAATTCATGATTGGATTATTAATATTAGCAGTATCAATGTCTATCATGAGATTATACAAAGATGCGATAAGTAAAAAAGATAAAGTATAAAAATTAGTAAAATTTAAATTAAAAATCCATTATATTTTTCATATAATGGATTTTTTGTTTTATATTAATCTCATTAATAATTGGGGTAGAGATTCTGACGATAAACACCATCATCTTACTCGCACATAGGATGTATAAATGCCAATCGTCTAGCTGCTTTATGGTGTGCTGAAGGCTGGTTAATCAGATATCTACCCCAATTCTTATAAAAAATAAAGGAGGAAGAGAATAGTAAATGGAAGAACTTCATATACTTTTAATAGTAGTTTCTTTTAGCTTAATGTCATTAATTTATTTTGCAGGAATGAAAAAAATATTTGATGAAATAGTAAAATTACCAAATGTGTTAAAAACAATATTTTGGTTTACAATAATAGCAATTTCATTTTATTCTTATCTTTCAATTTATGTTTCATATGTTACTAAACTTTTAAAATTATAAAATGAATTGTTTAACTCCAAAAATAAATATAGCTATTGAAGAAGCGCAAAAAGGAGATCATAAGCAAATGTTAGGTTGTGTTATCTTCAATAAGAAAAAAATAATTTCAAAAGGACATAATTCATGCTTAAAATCTGTTAAAAACTTACATCCCAAATATCAAAAATGGCCCGGTTCAGTTCATGCAGAAGTGGATGCAATAATAAAAGCCAAAACAGATTTAAAAGGATGTGATATGTTAATTGTAAGAATCAATAAAAATAAACAATTAAGGTTAGCTAAACCGTGCGAGAGCTGTATGAATTATATAAAATATATTGGAATTCATAAAATCTATTACACCATTAGTAATTACCCTTATATTCAAGAAGAAAAAATTTAATTTAGTTATAAAAATTATAACTATATATTAATTAACAGAATGAGTATTAATATATTCGTTCTCAAAGCCCCATACTGGAAGTCTCCTTCACAAATACTTCTTAAATTCAAAAGAAAGATGTTTTCTTTGTAAGGAGAGCATGACCCCCATCATGTTTCTCCAGTTGGGGTGAGTCATTTTTTATCTAACTAAAATGGGGGATAAATTAAAGACTGTTTTTTCAGAAGATTCAGAAGTTTGAAAATAGTTAAATATAATTAAGAGAAAGGTTATTTTTGTTTGTAGTTTAGTAAAATTCGAAAAGGAGGCGAATTAATGATTTTTGCGGTAAGTAGTAGAAGTTCTAACAACTTTTGTTTTAGCGCTGGGGGGTGCACTTGGAAAAATCGGAAAAGTTTTTTAGAAAAGATAATTTCAAAAACAAAAGAACATTAACACCTGAATCAATTAAAATGAATCTTCAGAAAAAAATAAGTAATATAATTATAATTACATAAAAAATTTTAATTCGGGGATTAATTTCCCCAAGTTGAAATTTTCTTGTCAATTTTTTTTGTTAGTTTTAAAAATTTTTACTATATATATTAATTACTATGAAAAGAATTTTTGTTTTATAAATATGGGTGGCGGAATTAGACGCTATGTAGATGATTGGATCTGAACTCCGCCTCTAAGAGGTCTATACCAAAAGTTCATGATTCTAACCGGATCATCACAAAGGTTACAATATTTCCGTGGAGAGGTTTCTGTAATGATAACTCGGTGAAGCGGGATGAGTGTAAAATAGGTGGAACCAGCGTCAGGTGGCTACCTTACCGTGTAGGGAAACCCTACCCCATATTTTATATAATAAACTTGATTGTAGCGGTATAGCAAGAATATACCTGCGGAAAAAGTCTCCGTCCGCGACAAATCCAGATTCCTTAATGGGAGTTTGGTCTACGGGTATGTGGAGCTGCCTGAAATGTAAGAGATAAATAATCTGTTGTCGGTAGTGAAGAGTTGAATGTGAACAACTTTTCATTATACAGGTGGGTTATGTAATCTTAATGAATGAGCGGATCACACTCTGGGATACTTCGTGGTTATATTGAGGATCCTCAGACTCTTGAGCTACAGGAGGGAGCAAACTATAGATAGGTCAGACGGTATCGGTGAAAACCCGATCTACAATCAAGTTTTTTAAAAAATAATAAAAAAATAAAAATAGATTAAAAGGAGAATAAAATGGTTTTAACAATAGAATTTAAAAAAAATACTTTTTCATTTTTTCCATATCGGGTTAGTATCAAATCCAGTCCACTATCATTTCAGTGGTTATGGTGGGTCTTTGATGTTAGTTTTAATGATTATAGGATTAGAGATAAAATTTAATTCAGATATATGGGTCCGTAGATCAGAGGCAGATTAATCTGCGCATAGTCGATCAGTTAGAGATTTATATCCTCTTGGACCCACTATCTTAAAAAGGAGCTAAAAATGGAAACACGAAATTGGTATAAAGAAATCAGAATGGATCTTTTTGATCTTAAAAGAGATCCGAGATTTGTTTTCGCTCATTGTATATCAGCAGATGGAAAAATGGGTGCTGGAATTGCTGTACAATTTGTCAATGAATTTAAGTTACTGAGAGATTTTAGAAATCAGATCAAAATGAAAACATTGAAACCAGGTTTAAAAGTAGGAACTTGTGTAAAAGTTGGTCGGGTCCTAAATCTGATAACCAAAGAAAAATTCATGCATAAACCAACTTACGATTCTTTAACTGCTTCTCTTGTGCAATGTAGAGAGATTTGTTGGGACAAGAATATCTCATACCTTGCTATACCAAAGATTGGGTGTGGATTGGACGGACTTGATTGGAAAAAGGTTCGAGAGATAATCTTAACAATTTTTGGAAATTTAGGAGCATTTGAACTTTGGGTTTGTTATCTAGACCCAATAACAAAGGGAGTAACAATAAAATGAAATATGATAGAGAAAAAGGAATCCAATCAATCATTGATCTTCAATCGTTTGTTGGTATAGATGAACCAAGAGAAAAAGCAGAAAAAGCATGGGATAGTTTTAGTGATGCAGCTAAAGAAAGTACTATGGCAGCCCATGAAATTTTCTGTAAGAAGAAAAAATGATAAAATAAGAGTGAACCAAATAACTTAACATCTAACAAAAAAGAAAAAGGGGAAATATCAGATGTTAATTAAATGCAAAGATTGCAGACGTCATATAGAGTGCATGGAAGAAAAAGATGGTTTTGGATGTAATGATTATAAAAAATTTACTCCATTTGAATCATCTTTAAATGAAGAGATAGTAGAACATCTTCATGAATTTATTCCATGCGCAGAATGTGAGAAAAAAGAAAATTGTGAACAAGGAAATCTTGGGTTCAATGAACCAGGAATGGGATGTAGAGATTATAAGGATTTTGATCCCATTGATGTTGATTCATGGATGTTTGATGAAATTAAAGAAATATCTCTAGAAGATTAATATTAAACTTAAGTAACCTAACATCTAACTAAGAAAAACGGGGGGAAATTATTATGTTAAAAGAATATAGACCAACATGGTTTTGGTCAATTTGATTTAGAAGCAGGAAATGGAGATTTAAGTGATCTAGAAGGACATACTTATAAATGTCTCAAATGTGGGTCAATAAATCAAGTTTATTTAGCTAGATGGTTTAATGATTCTATACAAGGAACATTAACTTGTTTCATATGCGCAGAAACAGAAGATTCTGCAAAAGGTTTATCATTAAACAATAAGAGAATTGTAGGTCTTATATCTCGGGCCCATTTTGTCCACTCAGCTTTGAATGAACAACCACATAGAATAAAAAAACATATGAACTTTTGAAAAATAAGAGTAAACCAAATAACTTAACAACTAACAATGAGAGAAGGGGGAAAATAATTATGGTAAAGAAAAAAAGAGTATTAGTTAAAAAACAGATGCAGAAAAAGCGGAACTTAAAAACCAAAGGAAAGTGGGGAAACATGATGGTTCATCTTGATGCTGGAAGAAATGCAGGAGCTCTATTTCAAACTCAATATGGATTAATTTCTGGTACAGAGTGGCTTGAAAAAGAAGCTAAAAGAATTGGAGTTCTACCAGGAAGAATTGTCGAAATAAAAGATAATAAGCTCTATGTAAACCGAGTTGCTGTAGCCTCAAAAATTTAAATTTTCTGTCTGTAGTAATAAAAATAACTCCATCTACATTTGGAGTTATTTTTTTGGTTAGTTTTATAAGTTTTTACTATATATATTAATTATTAATAAAATAATCATTTCATGATTTTAAACTTACTATTTTAAAAGGAGATAAAAAATGTCTGACAATTTTAAAAAGGGAGATTCAATTGTTTACACAGGAACCGATAAGGGGTTTCATGGAAAACACGGGGTAGTAGAAAGTATTGAGCACGGAGATGTTGATGGATTCATCGTAAGATTTGAAGATGAAACCTCTTGTTTCTGCGGTGAAAAAAATATGAAACTATTAGAAAAGAAGGTAGGAAAATTTGGTTAAGTTTTAGAACTTTTTACTATATATTAATTATTAATAAAATAATCATTTCATGATTTCACTTAACATTGGGTGGAAAGAAACAATGAGATGAAAATAATTTAAGAAAGGAGAAAAGAAATGTCTTTCGAATTACAATTATCAGTGGGAATTGGTCAACATCAAAAACAAATTCAAGAAGATCCGATGACAGAATCTATATTTATATGCTCTGAAGCTTTTTTAACAAAATGGGAAGATGCTTCTAATCACCAAAAACTTCTAAGAATGTTTGCTTCCAACGATCAGATGAAAAAATATAGATCTATTATGGATCTATTACTTTGCAGAATATTTCCAGAATATCTTAAAACATGTTTTCACTATTATCGTTTTGGTGGGAAACAATTAAGAGATGTAGCATCTGAAGAAGAAATAGATTTACTTGATAAAGCAATATTTATTTCTTTAATCTCTGCAAGGGAAGTGGTTAAAAGAAGAATGCCATTTAAAGGAAAAAGAGCATTTATAGGAGCTTGTCGGGAAGTAATTAGACAAGCTATTCCATATTCTACTGAGATAGCACAAAAACATGCTTCATCAACATTGTTTATATCAAATGAATTGACGAAAAAATAAGACTCAGATTTAGGTCTGAGTCTTATTTTTATTTAAGAGGTTTAAAGTTAAGTTAACACTATACGCGACTGCCGTTAATTCTTAAGCACCAATTGTCATAGAAGCAATACCCGCTGATCTTACAAGAGCTGTAGCATATCTTGAAAGAATGGTCAAGCTGGGTGTATATCCTAGTGGATAAGGATGCAAAATAGCAGGAACATAAGGAGCATAGAAATAAACTGATCTAATTTCGTCTGTAGGAACATAAATTACAACCATGGTTCCCTGTAGAACTACAGAACTAGTTAGAACCTTCCATTTTCCACCAGCTACTGTTGCAGTACGATAACCAACATCACCATTAACTGAAGAGGTTCCTGTATAAGCGAAACCATTTAGATCTTCTAGAATAGCTGCATCTAGAGGATTACAGAGAATAGTATTTGCAGAGTCAATATTGGTATCTGTATAAACCTGTGCTGACAACTGATTTAGGACAGGAATAATATTTTCATGCCAATATTTATTTCCCCATAGATATGAGGATGGAGCGGTTCTATCAAAGTTACCTTGATGGGTAGCTTTATTTAATCTACTATTAGCTGTTAACAACGAGGTAACGATTTCTCTATCAATATCTAGAGCAATCTGTTGACCAAGTAGATTAACAATTTCAGCCTGCATGGAAACATCAAATAGAGCACGCATATCCTGCTCCATGTTAATGGTCCAATTTGACTGAATCTGACGATCTTTAGCATACAGTCTAATCTTATCAACTGTCATGGTGATTTTTGGGTTGATTCTGTTTTCTTCAAGTGAACAAGTTACTGTATACTTAACATCTATAACTTTACCTGTAGCACTAGAAATAGAAAGAGTACCATTCAAATAATCAACCATACCAGAAATAACATCTGAATGACCTGTAACAGTTACACCAGAACTAAAATGACCTTCAACAGCTGGAACGATAGAAACATCAGCCCATGTAGTTCCATCTGTTACTGCGATAATCTGGAAATCTCTCTCAAGATGGGCATTAGTATTATTAGTACCAATTGCTCCAAGTACATCAAAAGCTGTCTGAGGAACAGCTGCCGTTCCTGCAGTTGTGGTTCCCAAACCAGGACCACCAGAAATATCGGTGCCAATAACAGGTGCCTGATACTGAGTAGCATCATTTGCTGGAGAGAACTTAGCATTAATGAATGCTTTAACAGTTTCGGGTTTATCCATAGGGGAAACTGTAACAGCTTCTTTTGCTACGAGCTTAGGATAAAAAACTCGGAGAATAGGCATAGTTAAGGTTTCATAAGGATTAATCTGAAACATTGAATTTTCAAGCAAACTTACTCTGGTACTTTCACATAGTACCCTAAAAATTTCTTTATCTTTCTTTGATTCGAGACCTTCTGACAAACTTGTCATATATGTTTCAAATGCTTTATCATCCACTAAAATTGCTTTCATGTTTCCAGGTTTGGATGGGTCGATACCGGAAACTTTCTTGGTAGCCTTATAGGCCTCCATGAGTAGTTCCTTCATAATTTATTTTCCTCCTAATTAATTTGGTTTTTCAATAACTTAGGGTATTATCCATACCCTATTAAAAACTTTTTATTTTCAATTTGTTCTTCACTATTTATGGGATTAGCAATTACTTTTATTTTAAATTCGCTATTATACTCTCTAGTTTCCTTCTCAAGCCATTTTTTGGATTCTAGTTAGTTACTGATTATTTTTTAGCTTTTTATTAAAAACTCTTACTGTTTCACCCAAATAAAAATTTAATTTATCTTCTGGTAATTCTTCTACTACATTCAAAACAACCAACATCTCTTTTTTAAATTCACCAATTAATAATCCAGAACCTAAAAGCTTCATTATTCTTTCTAATAAAGTTTTAACTTTTTTCTTTACATTATAATCTTTCATTAAAATTTCTAAGTCTGCTTTTTCTAAATTAACTTTTTTCTTTTTATTTACCAATAACTCATTCAAAGATTTTATTTCTTTTAATTTTTTTTGATAATCACTATTCATCAATGGAATTAATACATATAAAACTTTATTTGCTAAATCAATTTTTGATTTTTCTACTGTTTCTTTAAAATCTGGTATATTTGTTTTTGTTATTTTCATATCTATTCACCATTCAACATTTCTAATAGTTTTTTTCTTATCACTGAATTTTCTTCTTTTAATGATTTAATCTTTTCTGTTGTATCTTTTTTTATTTCATCTGATTTAAGTAATAAGTTACTTAAATTTAAATCTTTATTTATTAACTCTTTTTCCATCTCTTCTATCTTTTTAAGCTTAGGTCCAATAATAGTTTTATCTTCATCCTTTAGTAATCTTGAAACTCTACTTAGAATATTCTCTACAAACATTTCTTTGTTTTGAATCTCTATATTCTTTACAGAATTCATAGATACTATTTTCATAATTCGCTATAGTCCTTTTTCAATGTATTTTAAAAATTATAAGTTATTTATTTTTTGGAATTGTTGCTAGTTTTCTTTTTAATTCTTCTTTACATTTTGCAAGACATGCTTGTCTTTCTTCATTATTAATTTTAAAAGTTCCACATCTATCAGAACATTTATCAAATGCTCCTCTGATTACTCTATAACCAGCCCAACCCAATGGTAACCCTGCAACGAATCCTACTGCAGACATTGTAGTTTTTTTCGTACTTTCCTGAATCTCTTTAATTAACATTATTTTCTGCTCTGTAGTTAAATAATCACTCTCATAAATAATTTTTGCTATTTGTAATTTTTCTGACATAATTATATTCCTCCTACTTTAATTTATCCTTTGCTTCTTCAGCTTTTTTCTTTTTAATTATTTCTCTAACTTTTTTTATTTTATCTTTAAGTTCTTTTTCTTTTTTTTCTAAAGCTTCTTTTTCTTTATAATATACTTCATCACATTTACTTTTATGATATGGATCTTCTTTGTATTTGTCTTTACATTTTTTCCAACTAATATTGTATTTTTTTCTTTTATCCCTATTTTCATTCCAAAGGGAAAGTAGAGTAACTAAACTAAGACCACCAACAAAACCAACAACTTTCCAATTAACTTCTTGTAATGGTGCTTCTGTTAAATTTTTAAGAAAATCACTATGTTTCTTATCTAGCTCACAAATTTTTTTTATAATACGAATTTTTTTATCTTTTGAGATATTTTTATATTCCATTATAAATTTTTGAGTAATTAATTTTGTACTCATATTAATTTTCTCCTAGTAAATTTAAATCCATCTATCAAAGAAAGTTATTATTTTAGATTCTACAAGACGATCAAAGTACTCAGGAAGATAACATTTTCCATCTGGAGTACAAATAGTTCCATTATCATTACATCTAAAACTTTCATGAAGAAATCTTTTAGATTCAAATCGAACCTCATTCATATCTACAACAGCTGCTCTATGTGAAGGTAAACTAACTAAATCATAACAAATAATATATAATGGAGATTGAACAACATTGGTGTCTCCTTCTTTAGAAAGTTCTGCCATTCCTCTCATGCTCACACCCAAACCAACACCATCTTTCAACAACCCTAAAATTATATATCCATTAGGAGTAGAGGTAGTTTCAAAATGCCCAATTAGTTCTTTTCCTTTCCACTCGTAATCTGTTATTATATGAGAAACTTCTTTTAAAGAAACAGTAGTTTGTCTTACACCATCATGTTGTTCTACTCCGCTGGGGCATGGGTGGTCTGCTTCCCCCATGAATGCTCTATTATTTATTCTTGGTCTACAATTTCTCATAGCTTCATCTAAAACTTTACCGGGATATAATCTATGATTCTGATTTTCCTCATCTCTTGTTTGACATACCATTCTAAAAAGAGCTTTCTTAGAGTCAGATTTAATTAATTCTGCCTCTTGATATACAGCACCTTCAACTATTATTTTGGACATATTTTTATCTCCTAGTGTATACCAAATTCTAAATAAATTTGTTTTATTTCATCTTTTAATAAAACTTCAGTTATTATTTCAAATTTATAGTTAAATTTTTCTTCATTCACTATAGCTGCCTTAAATTTTTCAATATTTACTTTATCTTTTAATTGGTCTGATGGTTTTATTTCATATAAACAATTATATTTTTTGTTTTTAAATTTAACTAAAACATCTGGATGATATCTGTGTTTAACACCATCATAATAATATAAAATCCAAAAATCTGGTCTTTTAAACCATTCAACATTATCATCATTATCTAATTTTCTAAACATTGCAAGTTCAAATGAAGATTGATATACTAAAGTCATATTAGTTTTTATAGAAGTAAATCTTCCAGTTAAATATTTATATTTTCCTCCTGGTTTTCTTTCTGTTAGTCTACCTTCTAATATTGCAATAGATAAAGATTTACTTAAAGTATCTCTCATTTCAGTAGCTTTTTCTTTACCCCAATATTCATCCCATGTTTGTCCTTTATGATAACTACCACATTGAGCTCTTAATTCTGCTGCTTTTTCTTCCCCATGTAACTCAACATAAGATTTGTTTTTTAATTTTTTTCTTCTCTTTTCATTTATTTCATTTGCTGTTTCTTCTCCATACATTTCAATTAGAGAAATTCCTTTATTATATGGAGAAATTCCTTTATTCCAAGCTTTTTGACCTTTATGACTATCGCTATTTTTCTTTTTAGATTCAGATGAGTGATTTCTCCCAAACATTGCATTATTTTCACCAGCTTGTTTAACCTTATTCGTTTCGGAATTTCTTTTTCTTATTTCTGGACATTTATTTGATCTTTCACTACAACATCTCTTCCCATTTTTAAAAGTATGTATTGCTTCATTTCCACATCCATAATCACATAACATATTTTTATTTAAGTCTCCAATATTATTTCTTTCTATTTTTTAAAGTATTTGCTTTAGCTTGATAGAATTGCTCCATACATTTTTTCCTACAAGTTTTTGCTGCTTTTCCAAATCCTAATTTAGCACCAGCTATATGATTACAACTATCAATACATTTATTTTTTTTATTTGTTATATTAGTTAAAAAAAGACCTATAACCCCACCAGAATGCCACATTTTAGAAGCAGCAGATTGTTCTCCTTTTTCTAACTCTCCAATCTCCTTAATCAACTTTAATTTCTGATCTTTAGTCAAATATTTACTTTCATATATAATTTTTGCTATCTGTAATTTTTCTGATATGATAACTACATTCCTCCTTGGGTTAATTTTAACATAACAGATGCAACACCAGGTTTAACTTTTTTATCATCTTTTTCACTTGGAAATTTAGTAAATAACTTAGATTTATCTATTTGTTTTTGATCTTGTTTTTCTTTTACTTTATAATATCTACTCATAATACTATATGAATATTCTATAAATTTATAGAACATAACAATTATATCATCAATTTGATCTTTGAATGAATCTATATTTGAAATTAATGTTTCAAACAGTTCAATTGTTTGACTTACAAAATCTCTTAACTTCAGTAATAATTCATCAGAACTAAAAGATAGATGTTCTTCTACTGCTAATAATCTAGCATAAATCTTTTTTAATTCAAATATTCTTCCAATCTCTTCTGCTGTTTTAGGTGGAGGACCTTCCATTCCCATACCCATTCCACCCATAGCATTAGGATCTTGACCAGGTATCATTCCACCAGCTGCATTGGGATCCATTCCTCCCATAGCATTAGGATCCATTCCTCCCATATTAACTGCATTTGCAGCTCCTGTATTAGGATCTGGTGTTGTTTCCTCTTCTTCTCCACCAGTTCCTTTTGGATCTATCATAGCATTAGGATCTTGATCTGGTTGTTGTGCACCTGGATCTTTTGACTTATCATCTTCTTTATCTTCAGATTTTTTATCTTTATCTTTTACTTTTTTTTGCTCATTAAGTTCTTCTTCATCATCCCAATCATCTTCAAATTCATCCCATTTTTCATCTGTTTCTTCATCTTCATCAAATTCAACTTCTGGTTTTTCTTTATAATTTTCTTTAGGAGGTAACTCTTCAATAACTTTTCTTTTTTTCTTTTTAGGAATTGATACAGGAGTCTCATCATCTTCACTATACATATCATTACTTTTATAACCATATCCACCTTTGGGTAAACCAGCTAATGGAACTTGAGTTTCATATTCCCCACCATAATCTAAATTAGGAACATCCTCAACTTCATCAACTGCTTCTTTTATAAGTTGATCAATTTTATTTCCAAGTGGAAAAAGTTTTTTCATTTATTTATTTAACTCCTATTATTTTTAATCTTATAATTAATTTATTATTTGTTCTTTAATATGTTCCCATTCCTCCGCCACCTGCAGGAGGTATTTCTCCCATTCCACCCATTCCACCCATTTCTCCACCCTCAACCTCTTTATCAACTCCTAACGATTTTTCTATTTTTTCATCTATTTCAAATTTCTTAACTTCATCCCAATCAATACTTGTTAGATATTTCTTTTTAGACCAATCTTTAGGAACACCAATTCCTTCAAGAGTTTGAACCAGATTTGCTAAATCAGATAAATATTTAGCTTCTCTTTCAAATTGTAATGATTTTGGAGGAGGTAATGCTATACTAACATTATCAAGAATAGTTAAAGCTTTTTCAGGATCAACTATCTCATATATTTTTTTAATCAAATCATTTATTTGATGTGTAAAATATTTTTGATTATTTACAATAGTTCTAGCATACTGTACATTTTCTTCTGCTAAGGTGCTATTATGAACTATTATTCCAGAACTTAATGAAAAATTATTATATTTTTCAACTGTAATATCTCCAGTATCTACTGTATAATCTAAAAATTCAACTGAAACTACTTTATGATTTAAATGACTACCCACACAATTCTCTGCATTTATACGAACCCTCTCATCAGTCTCTTTTGTTAATCCTTTATTCCAAGATCCATGAATCTTATTATATTCACTCAATATTGGACCTGAAATTATTCCACCTTTATGACCACTTTCTGATAAAACCTTTTTTCTTTCTGGTGTATTATTAAGATCTATGAAACTTTTCTTATAACATTCTTTTTTTCCACATGTGATTATTCCAGATTTTGATCCCTTTATATAACTATCGGTTCTTATAAAATGTATTTTACAATATGGACATATAAGTTCTAAACTTGGTGGATAATTATGTTTTCTTTTTTCCCACGATTTTAAACCATCTAATCTTTTTCTTTCTTTTAAACATTCTTTTTTCAAACAAGTTATTTGATTTGTTGCAATATGTCTAATAAAATTATCTTCACATATTATACATTTTTCTTCTATATAATTTTCTAGTTTAACTTTCCCTCTCCCTGTTGATAGAAAATGTTTATTTTCAAGATGAACTCTAACATGTTCTGAATCCGTTAAACCTTTTAAATTATCAGGATTATTATTCATTGGATTAAAATCTTCATGATGAACATTTAACTTATCACCATCTGTTACAATTCCCATTTCTTTAGCAATAACCCTATGAGCTAATTCCCAGGTATCTGTTCCAGGATGATAAACCATTACATATGGAGTTTTATGAAGAGTTGTCATAGCATTTGTTATTTTTGTATATAATGGCATAAGAGAATCATTTTCTTTTAAATCTTTTGCTTCAATAAAAGAACCATCCCTTAACATAAAATTATGATCTGGAGTTACTATTTCAAATTCTCCATTATCTAAAGTAACTTTAACAACTCTAGCATTTTTTCTTGTAACTCCTGCCCAAACAATTTTTCCAGGAACTATCTTTCCAGTTTCTATATCATAGGAAAAAGTATATTTATTTTTTATTTCTCCATTTTCATTGAATTCATTAATCAATTCTTTTAATAAAATTCTTTTACTAGATAATAATTTAATTGATGAATCTAAGTGTATGCACTTTGCATTCATGTTTTCTTCAATACCTAGGAAACTAGCAGGAACTCCAAGATTTGAAACTAAGGTATCTCTGAGCATTTTTATCTCATCAACTTTACCTCTTGTTTCAACCATTCCTTCTCCAAATGAAGTAACATCAACATAATTTTTTCCATCTTTAGAAGGTAGATATATATCTTCAAATGTATTTATCATACTTGGAATTGTATCTACTGTTCCCAATGTATCAATACTAACTTTTCTTTTTCTAAATTCTTCTTTAATTTTTTCTATAGCTTTTCTAGCATCTCTTGGTAATCCAACTTCTACTGAAATTTTTCTTTTTTCTGTTGACCTATTTATTCTATAAATAACAAGAGCTGTTTCAAGTGCTATAATTAATTTAGCTGTAAATACACTAGGATCAAAAATAGATTCCCCATATGGATAAAACTTAGTTGATGGAACCATAAAATGCTGTATTTTAGAAGGGGGAACATATCGTATATTCATTGTTTTAGATGGATCAGATTCTCTCATCATTGTATTAATAATATCTTTAAGATCATTTGTATTAACTGTATCTTTATTAAGATTTGGAATTTTTTTACTTAAACTCGATAAAATATTCTGACATATTGAATTAACCATCTGATTTTGAATCATTAATGATGGATTAAGAACTGCTTGAGGAAATATTAAATATCCAAAACATACTGGAAACATATCACTTTGAAGTTTTACAACTCTTTTTGGTTCATAATATAAAAGATGAACATCTGCTAAATCTATTTTCTTTTCTTTAGATTTCTTTTTATCATCTTCAAATGAAGAATAATCTAATATTACTTTCATTTTTTGTTTATCTTCACCTTCAGATATAAAAGACTCTAGATTTTTATTGCTATCTGAATAATAACTTTCTGTTAATATTGCTGATCTACTAGTTAATGCTGTTTTTGCATCTGCAATTTCAGTAAAGAAATCTCCAAATTGTAATGTATTTTTTACAATAATATCTAATGCATTTTCTAGTTTTAATTTTTCTATTAATTCTTTACAATTTCTTACATCTGAACTTACATTTTTTTCACCTTCTAAAAATGTAGTTGGGTTTACTTCCAATGCTGTTTTAGTTATATCATCTGGAGCTAGAATACTATCTGTTAATACTGTTAATGCTCTGTGACAATAATTTATATTATATACGATTCCTTCATATGTTTTATATCTCATTAATCTTGTTCCTTGACCTAATGCAGCAGGAGTCAAGGTAGTCGCTTGAGCAAATGATGAAGGAACATCAAGTCCTGTTTTTGATATTAAATTTTTAACTAATTCGATGTACCCATTTCTTCCTATTTGACTTCTATAAGCAGTAATATCTTTTACTGCTGTATCTAATTTCAAATCAATATCTGAAGTATTCGTTCCAACAATTGTAGTTTTTAATTTATTAAAAACATCTCTTAGTGGCATTTATTCTTTCTCCATTTCTTACTCACTAATTATACAAAATAAGCGCACTAAATACTTTGGATATTTAGTGCGCTATAAAAACTTTTTTATTACTTTAATTCTTTTTTAGCTAATTCTTTATATTTTTTTATACAATTTTCTTTATCTAATCCTTGTTTTCCAGCACATTCTCTAGCAGCTTTACTCATATAATTACGATAGAATTTATATCCTGCATAACCCGTAACTCCTGCTAAAGTTGCACCTATAGCATATTTTCCTTTAGGATATTTAGTATTTAAAGCTTTTAATCTTATTATTTTTTTATTTCCATTAACTTTATCTTTAAGGTTCTTTATGATTTTTTTGTATTGATTAATAAGATCATTTTTTTTCATACTAAATTCTTGTTTTAAATTATCAATTTGTATTAATTTATTTTTAACTATGCTACCACTACTACCACTTTGTTGTCTAACTTTCAGTACATCTTCTCTTGCTTTTTTTATCAATTTATTATATTTTATAGTTAAGTTAGTTAAAGCTTTTTTAATTTTTTTTTCCATTTGCTTTTCAACATCTTGATGCATTTGTTCAACAAGAAGTATAAGTTCTTTAGCTTCTTTTATAGTAATAGATTCAGATAAAATTAAATATTCTTCGAGATACTCTAATTCTGAGTTTTTATCATACCGTATTTCTTTTAACAAAAATTCATAGAGTATCATAAATTAATTTCCTTGAATCCAATTAAGCTTTAGCTTTAGCCATCTTCTTATTTTTAAATACTTTGTATGCACCATAACCTGCAGCAGCTGCAGCTGTTCCTGCTAAAGCATATTTTCCACCTTTAGCAGTCTTAGGATATTTAACTTTTAAAGCTTTTAATCTAATCAATGATTTATTTTTTGCAGCTTTATCACCCACCGACTTTACTAAATTTTCAAATCTTTTAACAAGTTCAGCTTTTTTCACACTAAAAGCTTGTTTTAAATTATCAAGTTTTACATTTAGATTAGCAATAGTTTTAGTACTTTTTCCTTCTGCTTTAGCTAAAGCAACTGCTTTTCTAGCTTCTTTAATTTTTGCACTATAACTTGCTGATAATTTAGATAATAGTTTATGAAATCTACCTTCCATTTGTTTTTCAACATTTTGATGCATCTGTTCTACAAGAGCTATAAGTTTTTTAGCTTCTTTTAAAGTAATAGATTCAGTTAAAATCAAATATTCCTCAAGATAATCTAGTTCGGGACCTTCAACTTCTTTTAATAAAATTTCATATAGTAACATAATTTAATTCCTCCATTTTATATTTTTATTTTGTTCTATATATTTTTAAGCATTGGTTTTATATATTTTTAGCTGCCATTTTTTTAGCAATTTTTATTTCTTTTTCTCTTTTTTCAATTTCAACATCTTTTTTATAAACAGTAATATTATCTTTTTGGATTTGAATTTGAGTATTGGTTTTTTCTATTCTGTTACTAACTTTATCTTTACAATCTTCTGGATTTTTTTGTGTTGCACATTTAGCTTCCATTTGATTTAAAACTTCTAGTTGTTTGTTTAATGATATTAATTTATATTGAGACATACAAAGCTCTCTTGTAGGTCCAGTTTTATATACTCCACATTTTCTGGAAGCTTGACTAAATATAGCTAATGCTGTTCTCCAAGTATTTTTAAGTGCAAAATCCATAGCATACCCAGCTGCAATTCCAGTGGCCATTCCAACTGCAGCCGCTGCCATTTTTTGCTCAGATATATTAATAGATTCTTCTGCTATTTCTTTTAATTTGTTTTGATTACTTTCAATCCTATTTTTTACTTTATCAATTTCTAGTTGTCCTTTTTCTCTACAGGAATTTTGATCTGAAGTCTTATTACAATTAACTAACATTTTATTTAATATAACTAATTTTTGTTGTAGTATATTAATTCTTTCTCTAGCCATACACATCTGTTTACCTGGACCTTTTGAAAAACCACATTTTCTATATGCTTTACTAAAAGCAAAATTTAACCCTTTCCATGCAGCTCCTAAACCAAGAGTAACAAGTAAAGTCCATCCAAATGTTTGTCCTGCTCCAACTTTTGCATTATGAACTACAAATTTACCAAATTTATCAGTGGTATGACGTAAAACTTTTCCTTCAGCATCTTTCATTGCTGCACCACGATAAAGATTTTTCAATCCTTTTTTAGCTACATCTCTTACAGGTCCTAACTCATAACTTGCTTCGGATAATGAATCTGTTTCGCTTAAATAACTAAGGTAATTTTCTAAAAGATTCATTTATTTTTGTTTCCTATTTTTGATTAATATTCTTCCAAAAATCTTCTTTTGTATCTCCACTCATTAATTCATCGGTTGTTGTTTTATATATTTCATCGTTTTCAAATTTAGTATTAAAATATTCCATTACATTAAAAAGAAATGTTTCTTCTGATCCATACATATTAATAAAAGATTTTTTCAAACCTGGACCAATCATTTTTAAAACTAAATATCCAAAATCTTTAGACACAGTTTTAAATTGACTTTCATTTATTTTCATTGCTTCTAATGAATAAACCATTATTTTTTCTTTATATATTATTTCAAATGCTTTATCCATATGTATTGTTAAAACAATAAAGTAATGTTCATAAAACTTAATAAAATCTAAATTTTCATTATTCTTTATTTTTCTATAAAATACATATAATAAACAAAATAAAAAAATAAAAGATAAAATACCATATATATGTATCATTATTCACCATCCGTGATTATATCTATGGGAAACTCTTCATCTTTAACTTCTGAAATACTAATGCTTGAAATTTTTGAAGGTTTTAATATTACTGTACCAGATGATACCTCTAATGTTATAACTTCTTTATATTTCATTATTTCTGAAAATTCTAATATATAATTTGAAAAATCAGAAAAATCTTTATCAAATAAAATAATTGGTTCTGTATTCTCTTGATATATTACTATTCTCCTCATTTCTTAAATCAACCTTTCAGCTAGATATAAATTTATCTAACAATGATTTTGACTTTTCTTCAAGTTCTTCAATTTTAATATCTGTTGTTTTTATTAATTCATCATTTTTTTCTATATTTTCTTTAGTATAATATGGTTTTATAATAGGTTCTGCTAATTGTGTAATTTCTTCTATTGAATATTTATCTATTCCATCTGTTTTTATTTTCATTTTTATACTTTGAAGTTCTCTTTCAGAAACTTCAGCTTCAAATGGTGATCTAACAACTTTTCCCTTAACTAAAAAAATCTTATTTGGAGTATATATTCCAACTTTATATTTTTTATTTGCCACTTTATCATCTCCTTTCATCATAATAAAAAGAGGGAGTTATTACAACTCCCTCTTTTTATTATCTTTATCTATAAAAATTATAATTTTGCTTTTTTCTGAGCCAAATGTCCAACTGCTCCACCAACTACAGCTCCAAGAGGACCACCAACCATTCCACCTGCAGCTGCTCCACCTGCAGCTCCAGCCATTCCTTCTTTTACATCTTCTTCATCTTTATTTATTTTTTTTTTTTCGTCTTCTTCATCTTCATCTTCTTTTTCTTTTGGTTCTTTTTCTTCAAGATCATCTTCTTCAACCATAAAGAACTCTTCTAGTTCATCTGCTTCACCCAGTTTATCTTTTTCATCTTCATCTTTCTCTTCTGCACCTTCAATCTGTTCTTTAAATAGTTTAAAAGCTTCTTCAATTTGATCAGATGCTGAATTATTTTTAATTCCTAAACCACTAGAATCTTCTTTCTGAACTTTTTTATCTACATCTAACTCTCCTTTTTCCTCTTCTGCTTCACCCTCTTCCTCTTCTGCTTCACCCTTATCTTTTTCTGCTTCACCCTCTTTCTCTTTTATTTCACCCTCTTTTTCCTCTTTTTCATCTTCTGCTTCTAACATAAGCATTTCAAGTTCTAAATCTTCTACGATCTTATCAACTTCCTCTTCGGAAGCTAAACCTGTTCCTGCTTCTTTTGTCTCTTCATCTTTTGGGGTTTCAATTTCTTCCATTTCAGAAATTAGTTTTTCAATTACAGCTTGTTCCATATTTTCAGCTATTCCTTCAAATTCCCCACCTTCTTCCTTTTCAAATTCTTTGGGAACTTTAACTGCATCTTTAACTTCCCCACCTTCTTCATCATCTTCTAGCATAAACTCTTCAACGAGTTCATCTTCAAGATCACCCATAGTTTTCTTGACGTCCTCAGCTTCCTCACCAGTTTCAATTTCATTTTCCTCTGGTTCTTTCTCTTGAACATCCTGTTCTACAAATAATCTAGAATCAGAAGATTTCTCTTTGAAATAATATCTTTCAAGTACTGAAGAGGCATCTTTATGAGTCTGAAGTTCTCCACCCCCATCATAAGAAATAATTGGGTCAAGCATTGGACCTTTTACATTAAATGCTTTAGTATCGTATTCAGAAATTGCTTCTTTTAAAAGCTCAACATAAGATATTTTCTTTTTCATAATAAATCAATCCTCCTAATATTAATATTGCTTCATTTTCTATTTGTTCTTTATTTTTAAGGTGTTAGTCACTAGTTAGTTTCTCGGACTAAAACATAGTTATTTTTTCTTCTGGTTTTATCTTATCTAATGCTTGCATGTCATTTACATTTAACCCACTAAAAATTGTGGTATCGCTATCATTTACAATCTCTTCATCGGTTTTAGATTTATTTACTACCATATATCCATTAAGAAATTTAAACATTGAAAAATCAACTTTAAAATCTAATGATAAATTAGCTATACCATTTCTATTTTTTCCAATATTCATATGAACTATATCTTGATGTTTATCTTTAGACATAATTATGATACAATCTGCATGCTCAACTTTTTTTATACCCTCTGACATCATAGCCATATTTAAATCTTTTGATTCTAAATTTCCTCTATAAACATCTCTTGTTAGTTGAGAAGCTGTTATTACAGGAATACTATATTGAACCGCTATATCTTTAAGATTAGAGGTTATATGAGATAATTCTAACCTATATTGATCATATGCTATTGTATCTAATTTTAATAAATCTAAATAATCAACATATAAACTTTTAATAGAATTTGGACCATATATAGATTTGACATCATCCATAATCATCATTATATCAGTTGGACTTATTGAAAATTTTGGATAATATTTAAATAAAACTGTTGTATTGTCTTTAACTATTTTATTTATAACTTGATTTTTCACATATCCTGGTGGGTCAGAAACATTTTCAGAATTAATCTCTCTCAAAAATTGAATATCTGTTTTTTCATACATACATTGATACATTCTCATTAAAGATTCATCTACTAAATTTTCAAGAGTTATAACCAAATGAACTTTTGGTTTTCCATCATCTTCTTGAATCTCATAAGATGTTTTTTTAGTTAATAAATCATTAACTATAAAATTCAACATCAAAGTAGATTTTCCGCCACCAGAACCTCCAGCAAAGATATATAGTCTTGATTTTTCAAATCCACCTTTAAAAACTTTATAATCTAGAACATCATACCCGGTTGCTATGGTATTTCCTTTATCATACTTCTTTTTTATTAATTCAACAACTTTATTATAATCATCATTCATAATATCTAAACTTGATGAAGCTTCTACTTCTACTGCTCTACTACTTTCCATTAAATCAGAGTACATTGATTTTACAAATTTTTCATAATCCGAAACAATGTTATCAGCAGTATCAAACGATCCAGCTTTTACAGTTTCTAAAAATTTATTTAACTCTGCATAATTTGATAATAATGATATTAATTTTTTTCTGGTTCTTACTTGAGATATTCCATCATAAATTATAGCGTCTTCATAATTTTCATTTATTATAGATGTTAAAAAATCTTCCATGTTTCTGTGTTTTGCACCTGTTAAAATACTATCAACTATTGTTTCCGATAATTTATCTTCAAGTTTTAATTTACATATAGATTGTAAGCACTCCAATTTATTTTTTATAGATATAGGAATATTGGTTTTTTCCTTTTTTTCATAAAAAGAAATTATATTATATATATCTCTAAATAATGCTTTATTTTTTTTAATTAATGTATTCTTATTTAAAGTAAGAATAAAACATGTATTCAAAAATAACTCAGTAATCATATTTGTTGACCTTTCCTTTTTAACCCAGTTAATAATTTTATTTTATCTGTATTTTTTAAACTAGCAGGTGGATTCCAAATATCAAATTCAACTGGTCTTTTCACCCCAAAAATATTTTCAATCCAATCTAAGTCTTCTTTTCCACAACAAAAATCGCAATAATTATCACCAAAAGACCATATATCATTTCCTGCTTTTTCACCATTACACTTTAAACATTTCATAACTCCACCCAATTTCCATCACCTGTTGAAATATTTATGTTATTTTTTTGAGTATCATAAAAAAGACTTCCTGCTGGTTGATTACTATAACCAGAACATCCACTTATTCCACAATATCCTACATAACCTGAGATACCACTATAACCACCAGCACCTCCTTGTGTACTATAATAACCAGAAAATCCACTATATCCAGAAAAACCTCCAGATGTGGGAACTATTAAATCAACCCAGTTTATTCTTCCTTTTCCATGACATATACTACAAGGTGTTTTAATAGGACCATCTGGATTATCATCATCTACTAATATTTTATAACCATCATTACAATGAGGACATTTTAATTTTCCATCTTCTTGTATTGCACCACAGGTCATAATATTTCACCTTTATACATTCTTAACATTATATCTTTATCTATTTCTAAAGCTATTTCTTTTGCCATTTTTTCTGCAATTTCATTCATAGTTGATATTCCAAATGAATTAGATAAATCTAAATCAAAAGAAAATGAATGAAATCCTGGTGTAACCCCAAATATATTTTCAATCCAATCCAAATCTTTTTTTCCATGACAAAAATTACACCAAAGAACTGATTCTTCTGGATTTGTAAATTTTCCATTGCAATTTGGACATTTCATCTAAAACCTCAATAATCTATTATTTGTTAATTCAACAAATTCATCTTTAGCTAAACTTTTATTTACTATATATTGACAATATTCTTCGTCTAATTTCACCAACATATCTAATGACCTTGAAATTGCTGTAGTTTTTGATTTTTGTTTTTTTGATTGTCTTCCTGAATTTATGTTCTTTGTTATTCCATTTACATCTTCGGTGAAATCAGCTAACTCTCCACTCATATATAACTCATATAAATCATCAACTCTAGATCTAAACATTTTTTCAACATAATCAAATAAACTTATCATATATAACATTGAATAAATTTTATAATCATTATAGAATGTTCCAGTATCTGAATTATAAATATCTTTAGTTGAAGGTATTTCTTTTAAATTATTTTCTCTAGCAAATTCATTAATTCTTTTTTTATAAACTTCAACTACAGTTCCTTCTTCATTAAATCTCATATTTAAACAAATACCTCTTAAATCAGTTTTTCTAACTAAATCTCCATCAATCAATGGAATATATCTTCCCATCATAAATCCTTTAAATATAGTTGATGAATCGTATGTTATATATAATTCAAGTCCATGTTCTTTTCTAACTACCTTTTTAAATAACTCATAAAATAAAAGATCTCTATGAGTAGCTCCACCCAATATATGAAAGTGTAATTCTTTTCTATTAAATTTTAAAGCTTGATTAATAAGAGGAATTAAAGGAAGGACATAAATGATACAAGGAATAGTCATATCAGATCCCATATTTGCAACTATCCCGCCTGTTGCATGATATTTAAAATCATTAAACATATCTTCATGATTTAAAATACTTGTATAAATATCCCAAAGTTTTGGAGTTCTAAAATGATGAATATATATGATTTTATCCCTTACTTCCTTTGGCATGGTTCTTGCTTTATTATAAGATTCAAAATTCATTCTATGAACATCATAAAAATTATCAAAAACTGTGCATCCTGGTCCAGGTGGAACATCTAAAATAAATGCTCTCTGATATGTATCTTTATAATCAACAAGAAATTCATAATAAATTTTCATTAAAACTTCTGTTTCTTTTTTATTAAGCATCCCGATTGAAATTTGAAATGCTCCACTGTCAAGGTAGTAACTAGCATTTTCAGAAAATCCATAATCTCTACACTCTGTTAAACATTTAGCTTCAGCTGCTGAGTGCCTACTATAATTTTTTTTGTTTTTGAAATTTTGACCATATGAATGGAGAAACTTATCACATTTGTCAGTAAATATTTTTGCTATATCATCTTTTGTAAAATTGTTTTCGAATTCAGCTGCTTTCATGAATCTAAAAATTATATTAAAAAGAGTTTCAAATCCAGCCAAAGCATATCCACTTGCCATTATTCACCATCCTCTTCTATTAATTTCATAAGTTCTTCTAAAGTTATTGAACATTTTGCCCATTTAATATCATTTTCTAATCTAGTTATAATTTCTAAATTTTTCCAATGTCCAATTACCTTTACAATTATAACATTCAAATTCCATCATAATAACCACCACATAGATGTGAAATTGGAATTCCTACAGCTTTGGACATATCATTCCATATGATTTCCCAGTGATCTTTATTAGGAATAATATTATCAACCCAATCCAATTTTCCTTCACCATTACAAGTATAGCATTTTAATTTGTAAGCTCTCATATTTCTATTTAATTTTACACGCCATCCAGTTCCACCACATTCGTAACATTCAAATTCTACCATTATTTTTTCTCCTCATTATAATAAGAAGAACAATAACTATCGCCACTTGTTGAATAATGCGCAAAACAATAACTTAAACTTTCAGGATGAATAATATTATCAATCCAATCTATTTTTCCAGTTCCTTTGCAAACCCAACAAATTTCTGTATAAACTTCATTTATTATAAAATTACCTTCTCCATTGCACTCATAACAAACATATTCACCTTTATTCTTCAATAATTCCATATATTTCGCCAAGTTTCAAAACTTTAATTATTTTTCCATTAAGAATAATATCTTGACCACCAAACTTAGCAAAAGCTACAACATCTCCAACTTTAATTGTTTTAGCATCTTCGCCTACACTAATAACTTTTCCATATTTCTGTGGTTCAATTTCTACATTTTGCGGAAGAACTAATCCACCTTCAGTTGTATTTTCTTTTGGCATAACTACTTCAACAATAACATGATCATTTATTGCATTAATCTTTTTCATTTCTTTCTCCTTTGGTTGTTTTTTGCTTAAAATACTCTTTTCTTTTTTCTCTTTCTAATCTTCTTCTTGCTTCATTTTCTTTTTTTCTTCGAGCAATACTAGGTTTATCAAATTGAGATTTTCTTTTAAGATCTTTTAAGATTCCACTCTTATTAACTTTCTTTTTGAATCTTTTAATCATCGACTCAATGTCTTCACCATCTCTTTTTACAATACATATTCCTACTTCATATACTTTATTGTAATACACTTTAATTTGTCACCTCCTTTATTTCTTCAAATGTTATACTTTTTATATCATTTAATGATATTTTTTCTTCAATTAAACTATTTACAATTTCATAAAATAACACACTCATAATACTTTCTTCAACATCTGCTCCAAGAACAAGAGAACCATGAATCATATTTTCTTTATCAAATAATGCTCTTAGTTCTTTTGTTTCACCATTTGTTGTTTCTATTAAAACTTTTTTCATTTTTCCTCCTAAATAAAATCATAGATCACATGATCTCTTGAACTAAAATTTGCTGAATATTTTTCGCACATATCAAAAACAAATGGAGCATTTTTAATTAATTCATCTTTTGACTTTCCCTGTGGCATTAACCAAATTCTGTTGGTGTTGAACTTCGTTTCTTTTAAAAAATCTAAAAATTGATGTATCTCTGGTCTATTCTCAGTAACAAGTTTGATTATAACTTTATCATTATCTTTAATGTTTTCAATTAAATTTTTATAAAAACTAAAATCTTCATCTGTAAATAGTTTTGGAGATAAAACATAGGTTACGTTTTTATTTTTATTTATTCCTTCAATCATTTTTTCAAGATTGCACCCATTTGTTTCAATATTGTAAAGATATGATTTAGTTAAATTGACAATATCTATTGTTGATTGTAAATTAAATCCAAATCCGGGTTCACCACCGCTGATGAGGCAACCAAGATTATTTTCATCAATCATAAGTTGTATATCTTTAATATTATAATTTGCTTCTTGCATCACCTGCATTTTAACGATTGTGTCACAAAAACTACATGCTGTTAACCCATTTTTTTCTAAATAACCATGAGCTCTATTACATCTTTTAAATCTTAGAAGAAGCATTTTCTTTCCAGAATCTACGCTCTCTCCTTGCCATGTGTAATTTATCAATTCCAAAAGTCTTACTGTTTTCATTTAAAATCCTTTCTATTTATATTATGTTCTTTGATTCAAATTTTTATACTTGTATTAGTTTAATAATATCTTGTTCAACTTGCTCTTTAGTTGGAAATTTTTGAAAAATATTATACCTTAAAAATTTCCATCCTTCTCCTTCAATTTTTTCTTGTCTATTTTTGTGATATTCTTTATGTTCTTCAGTATCAAAATGATACCAACCATCAAATTCGATAGCTATTTTATATTCAACTAATGCTACATCAATTGAATAATTAAAAACTTGATACTGTGAGTCAGCAGAATATAAATTAGTTCTAAAATTTTAATAAACTTGTCTTAGGGATGAGTGGTTCGAGCATAAGATTATATCTATCAATCCAAGCAAATTTGAGCATATCCTTTTCATTAATAAAATAGTAATCAGGAAGCTCTTCAATATCATCTGGAAGAGTTATAACATCTAATTTTTTTCCACTTGATAAAAATTCTTTATTGTACTTATCAACAACTTCTTTTGGAGCTTTTTCTAAATCAATTCCTGAAATCTTAAATAAATATCCTCTACTACCAACAGTAAATGTGTTAAACTCAAGAGTGTTCCATGCAATCATCCCACGAACGCCCTGTGGTTGTACCTTATAATCAGTCAATTTTTTACCAAATGATACAGGTCTAGATATTTCTTTTTTCCTTTCTTTTATTATTTTAATAAAATCAGACTCAACACCTTTTACAAATTTTAATAAAATAGGAAACCTAACAACTTTCGACTTTAAAATCAAATCTATTAATTCTTGTAATTTTATTTTGGACATTGATGGAAAATCGGATCTTTTTGTTTCTATCCCCATTCCCTTTATTTCATCAACTTTTTGATTTTCATTAAAAATAATATAATTTACATATCTTTTCTTTGCTAAAAATAATCCTCTTTTTATCACTAATTCGTTTTTTAATTCTAATCTATTATATTTAGGAAAATTTGAATGTCTAGAAACGATTGACCTTACAATTTCTGTATTTAAGTATGTTTGAATTTCAATACAATATTTTAGAACATCTTTAACTATTTCATCTTCCGGTTTATCTTTATTTAATAAAGAATCAACTACAACGAAAACACTATCAGTATCTCCTGTAATGATATATTTTGTTTCTGGATTAAATTCTTCTGAATACATATCATGTTTATTTATTATTTCGGGTCTGATTAGTTTTCCTGTTTTTAAATAATCAACATATGCATTAGATTCTACAATATTAGTTTTTAATGCTTCTTGACCACTTAACGTAATTGATCTTGCACAATCAATATTATAAAATCTAAAAGCATTGTTCCCGAGCACTCCATAGAGTGAGTTGCTGATTATCTTTTCTGTTTCTTGTCTAATTTTGTATAGTTGCTCTTCATTTTTATTTCCAGCTACTTTAGCATCAAACATTTTCTTTTTATATTCTTTTCTTGAAGCTAATCTCATCTCTAATATTTGACTATAAAAAGATAATTCCTTTTCATGGTTCTTAAAAAAGCAACCATTTATTGTGCAAATTAAATTATCATCTTTAATCCTTTTTAATAACTGTTCTTTTGTAACCATACATTCTTTTTTTGTATTTAATGGGTCAATGATTACTTTCATTTCATTAGGTAAATTATCTTTATTATAAGCAAGATCATATCCTAATGTATAATCATCAAATTTCATAACATATGTATTAACTCCAATATTATAAGTTAAAATTAAACTGGGATATAGAGATGTAAAGTCAAAATCAACAATATAATCATGAACTCCAGTTACTGGGGGTTTTACATATGCTCCTTCAAATTTAGAATCTTTTCCTTCTATAAAAGCATTCTTTGAAGAAAAACCTTTTTCTTTTAAATATGAAACAATCAATGAATCTAATTGACCCATAGCACCTTTAGCACCTGCAAAATTAGTTTTACAAGTTTCTCTTAATTTATTTTGAAGATCAATATGTTTCATTTTATCATTTAACATTGGAAGTAATCTAACATCTTGCATATTATATTTAATTGCTTCGGATGGATTATTTCTAAACATTTCTGAGAAATTAAAACTATCTCCATATTTTCCAACCTTTAATTCTAAATTAGCAATAAAATCTAATTTATAGCTTTCTTTTTGTCCTTGTGCTGCTGTAAACATTTTATATAAATATAATAAATCTGTAACAACTATTCCTGCAATATTTACAGAATGTCTATGATAATCAATTTCAACTTCGCTAAATTTACTAATAATTGATACATTAATTCCTAAATTCTTACAACGATTTACAATATATGGAAGGTCAAATTCATCTGCAAACCATCCAGTAATTATATCGGGATCAATTTTCCTAATAGATAATAAACAAGCATTTATCATTTCTTTTTCATTTTTAAAAACAAGAACTTCTTCATTTTTAGCTAAATCTATTTTTTCAACAGGAGTTTCAATATTTAAAAATTTTGGATCAACAACATATGTTTTATGACTTCCATCATACCAAAACCCAATCATTGCAATTTCATTTTTAGCTTCTTCTGCTGTTGAATATTCTCTAGTTTTTGAATATGTTTCAATATCCAAAAATAAAGGATTTAATTTAATATGAGTATCATCTACTGTTTTTTTTAAATAATAATCCTGACAATGTTTAACCGTAATTTTAATATCACCTTCATATGTAATCTTAGAATCTAATGTTGTTTTTTGTCTGTATGGTAACTTAACTTGAGTTAACTTATCATATTCTAAAATTAATGGAGATGAAGATCCTCTTAAAGTTTGATAACAAACATATGTATCATTCTCTTTATGATAAATTTTATTATTATCTTTATCTCTAAAAATATATACTACTTCATTTGACTTATTCAAATATTGAACATCAATTAATCTATAGTCAGATGTATAATATTTATCAGGAATTTTATAATAAAAAATTCCTTTCTTTCCTGAGTCATTATCCACTGCTTTATTTTCTGAAAATTTAACACCCATCATTTCAGCAGCTTTTCTAATATCGTTTTCAAACTTCGGTTCTTCTTCTCTATTTCTATTAATATAACTTGGATGTAGTGTTAATAATATATCAATACCTTTCCATTTAAAAAGACTTCCTCTGATTGAAGTTATTCCACTCCCATCAAATACACCAAATGCAACTCCAGCGGAACTTCCCATCAAAACAATTAACTTTGGATTACATTTCTCAATAATATCAAAACAATTAACCTTGCATCTTTTAATTACTTCCTTTGATGGGTTCCCTGTTTTTCCATCTTTTGTTAATGTTTGACATAGTACTACATTTGTTAAAAGATAGTTTATATTATCTAAATGATATTTTTTAAAATATTTTCTGAATGTTTGACCTGCTCGGCCTATCAGAGGTACTTCTTTTTCCACTTCATCTTGACCTGGATTTTCTGCTACGAATACAATGTCAACATTTTGAAAGTCTTTACAGTTTGTTTCGAGAACACAGGAATTTGCAGAAAACAATTCACACGACATACAGTCTGCTAATGAAGATTTTATACTAAACAAATTTCAATCCTTTCTTTTTTAATATGTTCTTCATGTTAAAATTTTTTACCCAATTCATTTAAAAACACCATATTATATATATTAATTATAAACTAATATAATTTTAATAATTTTAAAAGGAGGTAGCTTATGGTAAATGGCGGTCAGGAAATTTTAAGTCAGTTGTTTAATCAAACCAATAATTCTAATCTGGTAGGAAAAGAAACAATGGAAACGGACGATCACTTAAAACAAAATCTAACTCAACCTTCTATTTTTTTGAAATCTTCTAATTGCCCAGCATGTGGAGGAACTGGAGATTGGAAATCTCAAATTTCAAAAACAATAACTAAAATAATTAAATGTAAACGTTGTGTAAATGGATTTATCCCTGTTCCTTGTAATAATTGTATTGATGGGTGGTCTGAAATAGGACCATGTAGAACCTGTCATGGAACAGGAATCTATGTATATTATCCTACAGATAGATATCCTGAAGGTAAGGTATGTAGATTCTGTTTAGGAACAACAAAAATTATCAGAAAAAAAGTCATAACTATTCCAAAAATTCAGTGCTTAAAATGCAAGGGGACTGGAATTTTACAACAGTCAAAGTCATTTAATCCTGTTATAAAAGAAAAAGATATTGCACTTATAAAAATGATAGATAAGATGACTTCAGTACTTTTTGAATCAAAAAATCCAGATGAAAGTATAGAAGAATCTTTAGTTGCTTAATCAAAAAATCAGATGACTGAGAACTTTTATTATTTGCTGATCTCAGTCATCTGATAATTACCTTGTAAATATTCTTTTATATTTTCTTTTTCTTTTTTTTGTTTTATTTTCTTAATTTTTTTTGGTTTTTCAGTTTTAACTAAATTCAATGCATTATAAATTCCATCTTTTTCTTCTGATTTATCAACTATATCTGATAATAATTTTACTTCATAATTCTTTAAGAATGGTATTTTCTTTCTTAATGCATCATATAACTTTTCGTTTCTTACTCTTGATATAAAAGGAATACTATTCTTTTGAACTTTAAAATCCTTAACACAGTTTTTCAGAAATTTAAACAACTCTTCTTTTTCTAAATAATAAACACCCATATTATTTAAATGCTCATTTAAAAATGAATTTAGTTTTCCATTTAATATAAACATATTTAATACATAAAATATTGTAATTGGTGAATTATATTTGAGTAATTCTTTTGGTATCTCAATCTTTTGATCGGGATTGAAAAGCCAAGAATTATACAGTTGGTACGGAGATTGTGTTTTTTCGTCTGTCATTTCATTTCCTTAATTAAATTTTCATAAAAATTATTTACTAAATCTTGATTTTTTAATTCAACTGGAGGTAATAACTTACTATTCAATACTAACTCTATTTTAGTTTTCAATTCATTATAATCAGAATATAAATAATCTCTTTCTAATAATTCAGGAAAAGCACATTTAGTTGGAGCTAATACTACAGTTCCATTCATGATTGCTTCCATTATAGAATAATTGAATGTATCTTCTTTACTACTAATTAAAAGAATTTTTCCTTCACTTAGGAATTTATAATATTGTTCCCATGTATTACATTCTTGTCTCACTATTTTTCCAAAATCTTTTTCAACCACATCTTCTATTTCTTTAGTAATTTTCTGATTATTTGGTCTACATACAGAAATAATATCATATTTCTTCTCTTCTCTATATATTTGAAAAGGTGGAATTGGTAATCCTATAACTTTAACATTATCCCACCCCAATTTATTTTTATGATATTCGCTTCCTACAAAAACCTTTTTAAATAACTTTGAGTGACTGGTTTCACATTGAAATTTTGAATATCGAACTGGAGAAAAATAATCATATTTATTTTTTGATGTAGCATGACAATATCCATATGCTTCCATAGGTCTATGATATAAAACATTTGAAAGAAAACCTGGGAAAGAAATGTCTAAAGATAATAAAACATCTTTATTTTTATCTATTTTTAGGTTTAAAAATTCATCTATTTGATTTAATTCAAATATTATTGCTTCATTTATTGGAGAAAACATTTCAACAGATGTATTAAAATTTTTTCCGGTAATAATTTTTTCACCTAAAACTACTATTTCATCAAAAAAACTATTTAATTGTTTTTTTATTTCATAAACAAACCACTCTGAATATCTAAGTTTAACCGGAAGCATAGGAGATATTATCAATTTTCTCATTTTTCTCAAACTCCAATATTTTTTCTTTTATTTTTTGTATATCTCTTAATTCATAATCCCATATTACTAATGTATCATAACCTTCTTTTTTAAAATGATCTATTCTTATTTTTTCATCTTCTTCTTTATGCCAATGTTTACCAAACAATTCTATTATCTTTTTTTCGCTTTCATTTATAAAATCAGGATTTTTTCCATTTATCCATAATTTAAAATCCCCAACAAAAATATACTTTTCTGGAATAATTTCATCTAGTATATTTAAAATTATTATCTCTTGTTTGTTTGGAATTTGTATTTTATAATTTTTTATCGAGTTTTTAAATTTTTTAAGAAAGTCTTCATCTTTAAATAATTTAATACGAATACATCGCATCTTTTCTTTTGATTCTTTTGTATGTTTTTTTCCATAAAAAGCTGGTTTTCCATTGTTTACTTCATTGACCCATCTTTTTGTTTTTTCACCTATTATTTTTTTACTTTTATCTGAATGGGTTTTTCCAAACATTCCATTATTTTCACCAGTTATATTTATATTACCCTTTAATGATTTTCTTATATTTTCACAATGTTCAGGAGATTTTTTATTTCCTCTTGAACCTTTACTTATATTTTCACAATGTTCAGGAGATTTTTTCTTTCCTTTTGATGAGTTGCTCATTTTTTCTCTAGTTTTTTGTGACTTTGGTCTTGGAATTCCTTTATTTGAATTTCCTATTTTTTCTTTAATTATAGGACACATTGAAAGATTTTTTTCACATCGCCATCTTCCATTTTTAAATTGATATTTTCCATCTTTTCCACATCCAAAAGAACATTTTTCAACCATGATAAACTCCTTTTTATATTTTGTTCTAATAAATTAATGAGTTAGTTTTCTTATTAGACATATGGTTGAATTTAACCTTGACATATTTTTAAACCTTTAGAAAAATTTATTATTTTGTTTACTAATAGATCTTCATCTTTTAATTCAGATTCCCATATAACCAAACAACGATATCCAACATCTTTAAATGTTTTTATTCTTTCATTTTCATGTTCAATATTAGTTTTTGTATCTATTCCCTTTTCTTTTCTAAATTCTTCTCCATGCCATCTATCACCAAAAAATTCTATAATTGTTTTATCTTTTTCATTAATAAAATCTGGATTTTTTCCATTTATTTTAATTCTATTTTCTGGTTTTCCATTTCCAACATATCTATAATTAAGAGATAAATTTTTTAGTAAATCTATTAAATAATACTCCGGTTTATTTGGTTTTTGTTTATCTAATTTATCTTGAACCTGCAAATCAATTCTTGCATAAACATCCCAAGTCATTCTTCCAATAGTACAAGCAACTTTTAAAGATATTTCTTTAAGTTCTGGAGTTGAATTAAAAACTTTTTTATTATTTTCATCTCTAGTTACAATAATCCAATGACTTAAACTAGATTTTTTGATTATGCGATCAAGTTCTTTTCTTACAGCTTCAGGATCTCTATCTATAATTTCCGAAATTTGAATTTTAGTAATATTTTTAAAAGTTTGAAGACAAAATACTGTTCCTTCATATAACAATCCTTCCCATGGTGTGTTCTCTGGTTTCACTATTCCCCTTAATGGATTTTTTCCTTTCATTTTAAACATACACCCTTTCACTTTATTTCATCTGTTACTTCATAGCATTTCTCTTTTTCATTAAACTTTAATCTTTTTAAATAACCATTCCATGATTTTATCACTTTTACTTTTTGATCTTCTGTTTCCATAATTACATCTACATCAAAATAAGATTTAACTCCAAAAATGTTTTTAACGAAAAGTGACTCCATAATGATATGTACTCCTATTTAAAATTTTATACCTTTCTTTTTCCAACTCCAAAGAGCATAGACATCAAAGAATAAAATATAAATACTTTGAAGAAGTAAATAATAATAATTATTTAAACAAGAAAAAACTATCCAAAAAATTGTAGCTATAGATAAAAACCACATTCCTAATCTTCTAGGTTCCCATGAGATCAAAGGAATTCCGATTAAAGTTAAAACAGTTCCACAAATTTCAATTGATTTTAGAAAATCCATTTGCATCGACCTTCAAAAAGAAAATACTTGTTTTCAAATTTCCATAAATTTTTTTGACTAGGATAAACTTTTTCTAATAAATGTCTTTTATCTTTGAAATCAGAAACTTTATGAATATATGGAGCATTCATGTTTATGGAATAGAAAATAACATCAACTCCTTTTCTAGCTAACTCTTCTCCCTTTGCACCATATAGTCTATGGTCAGGATGTATTTCTGTAGTAGGGTCTGGAAAAAATAAAGTTTGAAGTGGAGTTAATAAATTTGGAGGAACTTCTTTATTGAAAAGTTGACCTTTTACTGGAACATATTTATTTAAAGTTAAAGCTTCCTTTTTTCTTTCTTCACTCATATCACAAGTATAGATAATTATTGGATTAATTTTCTTTACTAACAACTCATATAACCCTATAATTTCATCATCACAATGAGGAGATACAATCACATATTCATTTTTTTCTTTCATTTTAATCCCTTCTATAATATTTCATCAACAAGTCCATATTTTAAACAAACATCTGCTTTCCACCACAAATCATGTTTTAAAACTTCATTCAATTTTCTAGTTGGAACTTTTGTATATTTACTATAAATATCTTTCATAATTCTCATTAATTGTTCAATATTTCTAATATCATCTTTAACTTCATTATATTTTCCTAAAGCACCAGCAGATAGTTGATGAATCATCATAAAAGAATTTCTTTTTATATATCTTCTTTTTCCAACAATTGATAGAAAAGTTGCAGCAGATGCACAATTTCCATCAACGATAGTATTGATTGGTGCTCTACATTTTAAAATTGTATCCATAGCAGATAACGATGAAACTATTTCTCCACCTGAGCTCATAATATATAAATTTATCGGAGAAATAAAAGATTGATTTCTTTGAATTTGTTCTTGTATATAATTATTTTCTAAAATTTTTATTTCTTTATTTAAATTTAAAATAGATTTTGAAGTAATATCTGAGTAAAAATAAATATTACCTCCAGTAACTATAACCGTAGATTCTTCAAGTTCGGGTTCTGGATCATTACATCTGATTACTTCTTGAATAGAAATAGATTCATTTCCCCAAATTCCTTTTATCATTTATAATAATCCTTTCGCCTTTATATTATGTTCTTTATGATATAAAAATTTGCTATGTATTTATTATTGTCGTAAAAAATGGGACTAGACTTAAAAATCTAGTCCCATTTACCCATTGCTTTTCTTTTTTTTATCTCAGTTGATATTTGAATTCTTATTTGTGCAACACAAGGATGTGTTATAACTTTAGCTCTAAAAACTGATCCTGTGGTATAATTTAATATAATTCTTAAATTATCATTTGAAGTTGTAGAAACAGATCCTAAAAATTTTCTTAGTTGACCACAGCACCATTCGGGATCAGATTTCCATTTACCCAAAAGTGATCTTCTGACTTCTTGCCACTCTTTATTTTTAACTAAGTTTTTAATATTTTTTTGCGCCATTTTTATTCCTTTTTCATTTCACAATTAAACAATCCCCATATGAATTATAGGGATCAAAAGCATATTTACAATATTCATTATCATTACATTCACTACATGTGCATTCTGTTGGTTCAACAGCTAAGTTAATTAATATTAACCTTTCATCATCAGTCATTTCTCTCATGTTTTTAATTGTCCTATTGTATAGTTTTTTCTCCATTCTCTAAATATAAATCAAATGGAGATATATAGTATTTTCCAATTAAATAATCTGCATAATTTACAGATCTCTTTTGAAAATACAATTTTACAAAAGATTCATCTATACTTCTATATTCAATGTAATAACAATTCTTTAAACTTAATTTATATTTTTTATCTTCTGGAATATAGAAATTATTGAAGATTAAATCCTTTTTATCAAATTCAATATAAGGACCTCTTTCTCCAATCACTATTCTTCTATATCCAGTTATTATTTTAAGGTTTGATTTTGTGTATAAATCAATGATATTTGATGTTAATGAAATTAATAATCTAGCTTCATAATTCATTATTTCACCCATTCTCCCACCAAGGAGTTGAACCTTGTCCACATGCTCCCGAAACATGGATGCCTCCCATACACCAGTGAGAGTTATTATTTACCATCCTGTATAAGTTCTTCCTTTATAAAAATTTTCTGGAAGTTCTTCATTGTCTTTCCACTTTTTATTTTCTATTCCATTTGTAATCCAAATTTTTCCATATTGACTATTTTTAATTCCACAATGTTTTTGACTTTTTAATAAATCTCTTATTTTTCTTTTTTCATCTCTTTTTAGTTCTCGTTCTTTTTTGAGTTTATCAGATTTTTCATTATTTTTTGATTTTTGAATTCTTTCAAGTCTTTCGTCTTTTGATACTGAATAGACTTCAATTTTATCTATTTTGATATCTTGATTATCATAATTTAAATTATCTTTATTTTCTATTAATTCATATATTTTATTCCATTCTAATTCATTTTCTAATAACATTATAATTTTTATATTATTACATTTCATTGCAGATTTTACTTTATATAAATCTTTCTTAACAAGATATTCATTTTTTGGATCTAAATATATATCATGATCTATAAGATAAAAATCGGGATAATATTTTCTTTTTACTCCATCTTTATCCAAGTAATAAAAGTATGATGGTCTGAACCACCTTATATTATTTTTATCTAATTCTATAGCAACTATAAATTCATATGATGATTGTAATGTTATTTCATCACCATTTTTCATTTTGTATAAAATATCATTTCTTCTTCTTTTTATATTATTTTCATTACTATTATCTACTGCATATTTTATAATCTTTTCTTTAACAGATGGACATTGAGATACATTATCAGAACAACAATATTTTCCATTTTTAAATTTTTTTATAGCTCCTCTTCCACACATACTACATAAATATTTTTCTATCACTTTTATTGATATCTCCCTATTTTTGGCTCCATCGTCAAGAGTCGGACTTGAATTCCCTTCATTAACAGTGAAGTGCATTTCCAGTTATGCTACGATGGAGAATGGAGGTTATTACAATTAACCTTTAGTCCATATTTAACTCTTTGGCACTCTCTTCTTGGTGGGCATTGCTTTAAACTGTGCCTGAGTTGCAACGCGAATCTCCTGCCAAATCTTTTTACTTACCTGAGCTTCTTTACGAAGTCTTAGGGCAGAAGCTTTCTTTCCACCTTCAAACTGTTCTGCTTCCGATTTAGCATTTGTTAAACTACCTTCTAACGCTACAAACAAATCTGATAATACTGACATACTTCCTTACTCCTTTCTAATTTTGGTTTTATTTGAATGTTTGTTCTTCAAACATTGGGAAACGACTCAAATTATATTAATGGAGTTGGCGCCCAATAGAGGATTTGAACCTCTGTCCAGAGTTTTAGGGACTCCTGCTCAACCAGACTGAGCTAATTGGGCATTTATTTTATTCTAGTAATTTCAACCCATTAAAAATTGTATTTTCTTCACTTAAAAATATACAAATTGCTGTGAGTTCATTATTCATATCTGGTTCTTTGAACTCAAACCATTCAATATTTTTCTTTTCTAATTTAAAACACCACCATCTTAATTTTTTTAAATCTTCAACTTCCAAATAAATTAAAGTACGATTATTCCAGGTAGTAGCTGAACTTGAATTTAAACAAAATTCAGCTACTACATGTCCTGCTTGAACAGCTGGAGAGGAATAAACTAAATCTTTACGCACAAGCACGTATAACTTCTGATTCATTATATTCCTTTAGAATTTTTTCTTTAATTTGGTCAATGTACTTCTGATTTGGAAGGTTGTTTGATGCAGGTATTTCAATTTCTTCTCTCTTTCTACCTCTAATTTCACAGTAAGCAATATGGTGATGTCTATAATGATATTTATTTTTGGTTATGTTACTTTCAATATCCCAAAGAGATAAATTTCCTCTTTTTGGGAGTTTCCTTTTACTTTTTAATTCTCTTATTTCTTCTGCTAATTCCTTTAGATATTTTTTTGTTTCTTTCAACATGACTTTTTCCTCCTATTAGTTTTTATGTTAGACTACCTATTTAAAAAACTAATAAGGTGGAGATCTTGGAATATTAACCTAAGTCATTTTCGTTTCACCTCCTATTTTTTATATTTGTTCTTCAATTTTACCAATCTAATCCTTCAGCATGTCTAATTAATTTATCAATAGTTTGTTGTCTAATAATTTCTTCACTTGTAGATATCCTTTTACCAGTAAAGATTAAACTATATATATAATCTCTAGTTACTAATTGTATTCCATTTATTTCTTTACCTGTCTTAATCCATTCAATCTTAGGACCATCAAAATTCTCATGTTTTACAAATTTAAGTTTATGAAATTCAATATCCCCATTGTTTACTTTATCCCATAATTTCTTAGGTAATAGTTTTCCAATCATTTTTAATCCTTTCTAAATATTACTTATATCTATTTTAGAAGTTGTTTTTATAAAGTCTCTTTGTTGTTTTGTTAACATACAAACACTATCTAAAATACCAAGTTTCTTTTTTACATCTATTACCATTTTCATTCCTGTTTCTTTTTCTAAAATATCGGTTGGATTATAAGCAGCTGTCCAAATCCAATCAATTGCATTTTTACTACGTTTTAATATTTTTGATAATTGGTCTCTATTATAAGAAGTTGGTAATTCCCTCAAAATTAAAGTCATATCTTCAACTGTCCACCTTTTTCCTGAATTCTCAAATTTTTCTGCCATTTTTTATCTCCTTTCTAAATTTTTAAATATGTGGTAAAGTATTTACAATATGATAAAATTCAGCAACACATTTTTCATGAACCATTAAATCACCATATGCTGAACTACACCACATCTTATCAACATACCAACAAACCATTACTCCCTCTGCACACCCTCTTTTAATTGAATTATAATGGTTAACAATTCCATCACTTAGAAATCCACAATAATTTCTAACATCTTGAATATTACCATTCAAAAATCCATTTTTTTGAGCTTCTTCTGTTAGTTCATATACAACTGTATCTAAATCATTTAAATTTGCATCACAAATTATTCCGATAAAAAGAGGCCAGCCCAACATTTGATATTTTCGAACAATTAATGGACTCCAATTTTTATCTAATAATCTGGTTGCTGTTTGACTATCATCTCTTGTAAAACCCATGTTAGCATTTT